GAACGAGTCGAAGACGCGTTCGAGATCGCTGGTCGGTTTCGGTGTTGCCATCACTTCTCCTTTGCGCCGGGCATGCGCGGCCGGCTCGCGTTTGACGTCATGCGCCCTCACTGACTACGCGGAAGCCCGCGCAACGTGAGCGGGATTCCGGCGCGCGCCGCGTTGAGCTGGGCGCTCGGCACGCAGTAGCGCCACAAGTCGCGATCCTGGGCGTCCGCTTGCGATTGGACCTCGAACGGGATGCCCCCATCGATCAGGTACTTTTCGACGGCCGCGCGCATTTCAACCGCGCCCTTCAGGTGCGCGTGAATGTCGCACAGCTTGCGGTATCCGCAGGTCATGACTCGTCCTTCGTCGGGTCGTCGCCGCGGTGATAGACGAAGTAGTCCAGATTCCTCACCATGGCTGCAATGCCGTCGTTGCGATAGTCAGGGGCGAGGAGAGTGGCCCGCTCCATCTCGTCGAGCGTGACCGTGAGGCTTGCGCCGGTATCGTCCAGCGGCTCGACCGTAATGACGATGCGGTACTTCTCAGGCAGCGGCGTGGGCTGGGCGCCCTTCATCAAGCGGGCGAGTTCTGGCGGTAGGACTTCGCTTATCACGCGGCCTCCGGGGGAAAAGTGTCGTCTGCCGGGTGAGACAACGCCTCGAATCTGACGGCCCATTCCAGCGCATCGGTTGGCAGCGTTTCCATCGACTGCGCGATCTCTTCATGCGTCGCGTGATCGATTCGCCGCGCGAGTTCTTCCACTGTTATGCCGGCCTGGTCTGCCTTCCATCGAAGGTAGGCGGCGCATTCCGGGGGCGTCATGGCGACCTCGTGGGGAGGCCGTTCCATGCCTCCGGGGTAGCGTCGCCGTTGAGTTCTTCGCCGCCCACTGCCAGCCGATGCGAGTGGATCCAGCCAACCGCGGCCGCGTCGATTCGCTCCAGCCAGCGCCGCGGGATGAAGGGCACGACATCGCCCCACGGGATATTGCGCCCTTCGGCGCCGCCGAAGTATTCGAGCGCGGCCACGGCGTCCGGCTCGGCCATGCCGTTGGCTTGCATGTGCCGGAGAGCGAGTTCGTAGACGGTCATGGCGCCTCTTCCCGAAGCCGCCGGCAGCGCGGGCAGTTGCACGTGAAATCGACAGGCTCGCGGCTTAGGAGTGCGCGGATCTGCATGTTGAGCACATGCAGCCCGACTTGGGTTTCGTGCGCCAGTTGTGCCGCTGCATCGTCGAAACGCGGACGCAGCAGCGCGGTGCGCAGCTCGCCCAGCTCGGAGGCGGTTAGCGGCGGCGTGAAACGGGGAACGGCGCGCCTCATATCTGCCATGGCACACGCTCCCTTTTTGGCTTCGTCTTTTTGCTGGCGATTTTAGGCCGGTAGGTTTCCAACACCGCCTGCGCTATCTCCTTCTGCTGGCGGGTTGCGGTATCGTCCGCGAGAATCGCTTCAGCTTCGGCAGTCTGCGCCGCTACCTGTTCGCGGTGGGCAAGGAACGCATTTTCTTGCTCGGCGAAGTCTGGAGCCGGATAGGTCTTCCGGCGCTCCTTCAGCGGGTCGCGATTGTGGAGCGCGAGCCAACGTTCCCCCAGGTGCGGGTCTGCGGCCATGCGCAAACCCTGATCGCAATCGCAGTATTCGTACGCGTGAGTCGGGCGGATGATTCCGCTGTCCTTGCAGGTCGCGCATAGAATCGGCGGCCTGTCGCTCTCTTTCAGCGGCTGGAACGTATTGCCGGCGGGCGCCGTCTGTGCGTGGAATTTCTGGCGGAAGACCTTGAACAACTCGCCCGTGCCATGCCATTTCAGCCACGTCTCCTGGACTTCGGTCACGAGCCAAGTCGCCTGAGCTTCGGCGGACCAGATGCCGGTGATGAGCAATTGGCCCCTGCACCAACGCATCAGGTGCTGGGCGTGCGCCGCGATGACTTCCTCGTCCCACGGGAAATTGGGAATAGCCTTCAACTGCCGCGCCAGGCTCAGCGCGGTCGCCAAGTCTAACTGGTCGGCCATGACTTCCTCCGCTCGATGTCCTCCCTCAGGCGCTTCAGCAGTGGATCTTGCTTGACCGCAACCACCGGCGCGTCGTCTCCCGGCGCGCGCGCTTCCCACGCTTTCTGGCCGCCGTTGCGCCACGTCTCGTTGGCAGACTTGACCAGGTAGGGCAGCAGCCGGCGCGAGATGCGCTCGCCGGGCTTGGCGCGCTTCACGCGGTCCTTGGCTGACTCCAGGAAATAGTGGACGTCACAACGTAGATCGCGGCGGATCGTGGCCACGTCGGCGTCCTCAGGCGCCATGCCCAGCTCGGCGAGGCGAGTGACTAACGTGTCGTCCGAGAACGGCAGCGCTTGCTGATCGGGATTCGGCGCCGGCGCGGCGCTATCCGCGGCGGCGATCTCACCGACGATTCCGCCTCGGACCGAAAGCGGTTTGCCCGTCATGGAATTGACGACTTGCAGGCCCGCACCCGCCGAGGCTCCTTTTGCCCCCTCCTCGGCGGGTTGCGATTTGCGGGCCTCCCCTGTTACGGAGGTGGCAGGGGAACTGAGATGGATGCGCGGGCGGCCGGAATCTGATACCGTCTGGAGCATGACCACGGGGCAGGGGAGCGAGTGCGTAACCTCCAGCTCCGGCTGATCGACGGCGACCAGGACTACCTCATCTGGCGCAATTGGACTTTCGCGTAATTCCTCGGAAGTCATTGATAAAACTACATCCTTCGCCCTATCTACGCCTGCGGAAAGGGCTGGCTTGCGCTTAACAAACGCGTCCTCGCGGGCGCTGGCTTCGCGCTGGGCGTCCCAGGCGTTGGGCGCTTTGGCGAGTGCTTCCATGTCGAGGCCGTAGCGGTAGTAGTCTTTGCCATCGGCGCGAATCCGGCTCTTGCGCGGGGTGAAGCCGCGGGCGACGCATTCGTTGCGGGCATGGCGCATCATCTGCACGCTGAGGCCGAATTCCTTGGCGGCGTCTTCCGGATGGACGACCGGGCTGAACTCTTTGTGGGCGCGACGCTCTTGCGGATTATTCGATCCAAAGGTGTGACTGTAGACGAAGCGGATCCACGCGGCCTGCGCGCCGCCGGTAGTCACGCGGAAGAGATGCATGTCGAGCGCGCGGCCGGCCCACTTGCACCGTTCGAATTGGGCGATGACTTCGGCGCGCGTCTCGCCGTGGTGGATGCCGTTCGGCCGAAGCATAGGCTTGGGTTTTGGCGGCGCGGTGGCCGATGGCGGCGCGTGCGGATTCCGCTGAATTGCAGCGCTCATCGTTGCCCCTCCCCATCGCGGTGGCGGGCGCGGCCTAAGGTGTTTGTCCTGCGCATCCTTCAAAACCTCCAAATAAAAATGTCAGTACTGGAGCCTTGAAGCGGGCGCGGGAGAGGCATACACTGAAGATGGACTGCGAGGTTGGCGGTCCCGTCGTCTGCGCTATGCTTCCACTCGCGTCAACTCGTTCACAGCTTCAACTTTTCCAGGGTGTGAGCTGTGTGCGGGCTCGGCGTGAGGTTTTCTGCGCGCGTAGGCGGCGGCCTGCCTTCTGCGGTGTGGCCAAATAGGCCACCGGACTCCCTTCGGGGGTTCGCCGCGTCCCACCCAAAAGTTGTCATAATATACCGAGTCAGAACCTGTAACTTCAATGCTAAGTGCGTCGTGATGCACTTATTATCGGAAGTTGGGTCCCGCCTCGGGCCCCAATCGGCATGACTGGGCAACGAAGATAGAAGGGGCGAGTAAGTGGCGTGCGTCGCGCAAAGCGACCTCAAGCCGCTACCTCTGGCGGCGCTTCCGCGCGCGCCTTTGCTTCCTGTGCCTGGCGGTACTTCCTCCACCGGGCGGCGATGGCGTACTTACCTTGGGCGCTGAGTTCTTCCGCACTGAGCTTTTTGGCACGGGCTTTGCCGCCCATGGTTCCCAGCTTCGAGAGTGCTTGGCGCTCCAGTTTCGTCAGACCCATCATCGACAGATTACGTCACGCCACGTATGGAGTCAAGCGCGATCTTACAGCCGTCGCGCCCTCGCGCAATTAGACTTGCGCGAGTCGCGCAACTGCAACGGCGCGAGTGCCGCCGTTCGAACGGCGCGAGAACGGGGTTCCAATTGCGCGAGAGTTCGCGCCACTAATAAAGGAACGCGCGCGTGCGTTTGTATCTTTGTATTTAAAGGCGTAGGCGGGGGGCGGGCTGGCTTCCGTTTACTTACAAGAACGCGCACGGCCGGCGGGCGAAAAAACGCCCGCCCGCCGGCCCGTGCGGAAAATATTTTCTCTCGTCTCCCGCATCGGGCCGAAAGCGGCGTACCGGAACTCTGCTCCCTGACTCTCAGGTCAAAAGTACCCCGGACTAAGTCGGGTGTCGGATTGCCCCGATTCCCTTCAGGACGTGACACTATCTGATTGGACCGACATGCAGCAGGTATCCCCATCCGTGTGTCCGTCACCTATTCGCCTTCCCAACACATCTCCCGGCACTCGCCGAAGCAACCATCACACTTACGTCAAGCTGCTGGCGGCGGTCGCCTGCGGACCGGATGGATGCCCGGTGTTCGAAGGCAAGCTCTATGCGCCGGGCGCGAGCGTACCGGTCGAGAAACTGGGCGAGCGCGGCGTCGCGCTGGAATTCGCCGGTCCGCAAGGAACGTGGAAGCGTCGACGGGAGCGAGAGGATCTCTGGATCTTGTGGCGCTATGACTGGGAGGCGAGAGACTGGAGAGAGATCGCGCGCGCCTTCGGCGCGGCCTCATCGCTGGTGTTGCGGCCGGCGGCGATCCGCGCCATGCGGCCCGCCGCGGCCGAGACGGAGAACACGGTGCGGCGGGGCAATGACGTCGCGGATAGCTTGCTGCACGAGATCGACGACGCGCTGGTGCTGGAGCTGCCGGCGGTGCGCGCGCATGTCCTGAGTTCGATCTATAACGGCATGGCGGGGCGCATTGTGGCTTGAGGCAGTGTAGGGAAGGGCAACGCGAACGCCAATGGAACAGCTACTCCCTCGACGCACTCCGGGTGAGAGACAATCCACACGGCGAGCTGGGCGCGGTTCTTGAGCGAGAGAGTGGCGCGCATGTGGGCGATGTGTTTCTTGACCGCGTGTATACTGATGCCTAGCTCGAAGGCGATGGCTTTGTTAGTGCCGCCATGGGCCAGCAGCCGCCCGACCTCGCATTCACGACGCGACGGTTGCGCTAGTTGCCCCACGACGGTGGCGATGACTCGCATGTCTTCCCTCTAACATCGTAGTTCGCCAAAAGGACCGCAACATAGCGGCGCTTTTTGCCACCTTCCGCCGTGCGCTTTTTAGGCGGACCCTTGTAAGTAACATGACTTCCCCCGTGCAGTGTATCCGCCCAGACCCCAAGCGCCAGGCCAAGATTGATGAGTTCGGCGAGTGTGACCGGCAGTTACGACTGTGGAAGCCGCAAACGAATCCGCACCAGGCGCGCTACGACGAACTGGAGAAGGAAATTCTGAGCTGGGCGGCCGACGACCCAGCCGAGAAATCAACCCTACTGGCAGGGAGGCGCTACGAGGTGGAAATCACCGCGCGCGGATTCAAGAGCGACTTCACCGCGGCCGCGCAGCTTCTGGCCTACCAGCTACTGACGAAAATCAAGGGTCTCGATATGATGCAGTTTTTCAGCGTCACCCTGGCCGAAGCGAAGTTTCACCTGGGTTCTGCATTCGTAAAAGAGAATGTGCCCAAGTTGCAGACTGGGGCGCGCACGCTGAACGTCGTGCCGCGCGCGGAAGCGTCGCCGGCGGCGAAGCGGAAGGTGGCATAGCCGTGAAGATGGAGCGCGTTGAGAGCTCGAATATCAAGGCTATCGGCTACGATCCCGCAACGAAAACGCTGAGCGTGGAATTCCGCTCCGGCCACAGTGCCAACTATTCGGACGTGTCGCCGGAGCAGCACGCCGATTTCATGGCGGCGCCGTCGAAGGGCAAGCACTTCCACAAACACATTCGAAGGCTGGCTTGACGTGCCCACCGGGACCCGCGCCGGCAAAGAACGCAAACGCCGGACCGTCGCGGTAGGTGTGATCGCTGGGCAAGACACCGCGGAGATCGCGGCGGCGGCCGGCTGCCAACCGCGCTACGTGCAGCGACTGGCCAACGATCCAGAGACTCAGTTCCTGATCACCGAGGCCCTGGCCCCGCATCGCGAGAAGTTGCAGCGGATGGCTGCAAGAGCGGTCTATAGCGTGAATATGGCGCTCCTGGCGAAGCGCACCGACAAGGCCGATCACATGGCCCGCCTGCGCGCCGTGGAGCGCTACGGCGAACTGCTGGGCCTGGCGCAGGGCGGAAAGCCGCAGGACGCGGCGGCGGATGGCGCGATGGTCACGTGGGAGCAATTCACGCTGATGTACGAGAAAAGGACGGTTACCGCGATATGAGTATTGGCGTTTTGCAGATGCTGGCTGAACAGAGACGCCGCGGCAACGGCACCAGCACGGGCGCTCGGTTCCGCCGCGATAAACAAGCACACAGGGCCGGAAGACTCCACACCGGCAAACCCGGCGACGATATTCAGATTGGACTGACCAAATACCACGTCGCGCCGGATGGATCATTTCGCAGGCAGACATGACGCGCGCGCGCCGCGAGCGGTTGATCACCGACAACATGCCGCTGGCTTACAAGGTGGCCAAACAGGTGGCGCGTAGGTTCTCGCCCCGCCTCGATATCGAAGACTTCGAGCAGGACGGCATGCTGGGGTTATGCGAGGCGGCGAAACGCTGCACCTCCGTGGCGACGTTTCCGCGCTTTGCCTACTTCCGGGTGAGGGGCTCGATGGTGGATTCGCATCGCAGGAAGGCGTATCGCGAAGAGCAGAACCCGTCCAGGGAGGGAATTCTGGCTTTGGCTGGTTTGGGCGCGGAGATGGAACTAGCCGGCGGGCTGAGCGCGGCGAATGAAGGCGACGGTCCGGCGCAGGCGCTGGAGGAAGCGCAGAGCGGCATCTTCGGGGCGGTGTGGCAGTTGCCCGTGCGGGAACAGCGCATCATCGAGTTGCGATACATCGCGGGTCTTTCGGTCCAGGAAATTGGCCGACGGCTGAAGCTGAGCGCCACGCAAATCAGAATGCTGCACGCGGACGCGCTGGCAACGCTGAAGCCGGCGGCGGAGGCGATGCGATGACACCACCGGTTGTCATTCCAGCGGTTGGCGAAATCGACCGCATTACGCGGGAGATCCACACGCTGGAGGCCCACGCGATCCAGCGCGCGACGTCGGCAATCGAGTTCAAGCTGGAGATCGGGCGGCGCCTGGTGCGGGCGAAGGAGATCTTGCCGTTCGGCACATTCGTCGAGTGGGCAACCAAAGAGTTCGGTTGGGACCGCCGGCACGTGGCGCGTCATATGGACTTATTCAGACATGGGACACGCGTGTCCCATTTGCCGCCGGAGGCCAGTTTGCGGGCGGCGCTGGCGGCGATCGCGGAGGCGGACCGCGCGGCGGCCGGCGTGGAAGGGGCGCCGCAGGACGCGGCGCCCCACTACGTGCTGGCGCTGGTGCTGCCGGGAGGGGAAGAAATCGACTTACCGTTGCGGGCGATCCTGGCCGAACAGTTGATGGCGCGCGAGCTAACTACAGCGACGCTGAAAGTGAGGGCCGCGTGATCGCCCGTTTCATCCGCTGGCTGCACCGCAACCACAACCTCAGCCTGCCGATGCACGGCGTGGTGATCTGTCTCGACCATCCATGGCGGCGGTGGACTTGGAAGGCGTGATGGCATGATGCCGGCGCCGGCGCTTAAGCCCGATCTCCGCTCTCCGCGCCCGCGATGGGCGAAGCGCGCGATCGCGCACGGCGTGGCGGCGGACGCGTTTGTCCGGGAGCTAATCGAGGCGCTGGAGAAGGGCGAGGATATAGGGCGGGCGCGGGCGGCTTTCGTGGCGCGGCTGGCGCTGATGTTGGATGGCAAGGAGTAAATGTGGGAGTTGAAGCCATTGAACTGATCGATAGCGATGGAAACACGCACCTATTCACGAGCTTTCACGATCCTGCGTTTTGGCAGATGCAATTGCTTGGCGCGACCATGACCGTGCGCACGCGCAGGGTGCTCGATGCGGAGATCGCGCGTTTAACGGTGCGTCTGGGCATCGTGAACGAAGAGATCGCGCGCGTGGGCCCGTGACCGCCGATCAGATTTTTCACGGCTTCCAAAACCATCAGGAATTTTGCCGGGAATCGCTGATCGTCGAGACTGAGCAAAAGACCTTGGTGCCGATGATCCTTGGGCCTGGGCAACTCCGCCTGCGCGAAGGGATTTCGCTGCAACGCAAGCGCGGGTTGCCGGTCCGGATCATCTATCTGAAGTCGCGGCGCATTCAGGCGACGACGGGCACGGCGGCCGAGTTCTTCCACGAAACCGCGTTTCGCGCGGGCGTCCATACCATCGTCCTAGCGCACGATGCTGTATCGACTGACAACATCTTTCGCATTTACGAGCGGTTCCACAACCAGTACAAGCCGTTCGCCGACGCGATCAAACTACCGCCGTCGAGGCCGCTCTCCGACCGCATTTACTACGCTTACGGCGACGAAGACGAGTCCAGTTTTATCCAGGTTCACACTGCCGGGAATATCAATTTCGGTCGCGGCTTCCGCATCACCAACCTGCACTTTTCCGAGTACCCGTACTACGCGGATGCGGCGGCCACCCGCGCCGCCGCGATGAGCGCGGTGTCTAAGACCGCGGACACCACGGTGGTGATCGAAGGCACGGCCAAGACCATCGGCGACGATTTCCATCACCTATGGCAGGAAGCGGTGGATCCGGCTGTCGAGAGCGCATGGCTGGGCCTTTTCATGGCCTGGCATGAACACCCCGATAACCGCATTGCGTTGGCCGTGAGTCTCGAACGGTTCGCTAACTCGGTGACGCGCGAAGAGACCGATCTGATGGGGCGGTTCAGCCTGACTTACGAGCAACTGAACTGGCGGCGCTATGTCATCCGCAACGATTTCCGCGGCGACATGAATACCTTCCAGCGCGAGCACCCCGCCACTCCGGAAGAGGCCTTCACCGCGGCGTCGCGTAATCGCTTCAGCATTCCGCACATTCAGCGGATGCCTATCCAGCGCCAGGCGATCGTGGGCGAGTTGCAAATCGACGAGCTGGGCGAAGGCGAAAAGCGGCTGGTATTTCTGCCCGGGGAAACGGGCGCACTCCGGATCTACAAGATGCCGGAGAAGGGGCGCTGCTACGCGGCCGGCGCCGATCCATCGGGCGGCGCCGACGTGAACAAGGGGAAGGGGCAGGCCGATCCCGATTGGGCTGTTGGGCAGATGTTCGACCGCGACACCGGCGAGCAGACCGCGGTGCTGCGTCTGCGATCGATGCCGGGCGAATTTGGCCGTTACATGAACCGCCTGCTGAGGTTTTACAACATGGCGCAAGTCGCGCTGGAGCGGACCGGCGCGGGCGTTGGCTCGCTCGAATCGCTGATGAACTGCAATTACCCGACCGGGCTGATTTATCACCGGCCGGTGGCGAACGACCAGGACCCGGCGGTGCGGTCCGACAAGATCGGCTGGCAGACGGATGAAATCAGCCGGCAGCAGCTTGTCTCACTGCTGGACGACGCGATCCGGCAGGGGTCGATCTTCATTCACGATCCAACCACCATTCAGGAACTGCTGTGGTTCGTCATCAACGACGCCGGCCGGCCGGAGGCGCAAAAGGGCACTCACGACGATTGCGTGATCGCGGTGGCGCTCGCGTGCATTGTCATGGCGCGCATGCCGCGGCCGCTGAAGCGTGACGCGCCCGCGGCCCCGAAGGTGGGGCGGTACGGCGAGCCTGGCGAAACAGAGGGTAGGGGAAGGATTGTGCACCCGCGATGATCGATTTCACGGCTGACGAAGTTTACTTCGATGAAATGTGGATGCCGCTCGATGACTATCTCGGCCTGGTAAAAGACACGAAGACGCTGGTCGAACTGCGGGTTGGCCTTGCAGGATGGAAGCGCCTGCAGGAAACGGACCGCGCGGCGGCGTAGAATCGGGTTGTGGACGCCGCCGACACTCCGAGAATGCGAATCCTCGCGGAGATCGACCGCCTTATTCAAGAGATTAAGGCGTGCCAACACTGCGCATCGCTTCGCGGGCAGATCGTGCGGCTCACCAATATCCTTCCGCCTGAGCCAATCATCATGTTCCGCGACGCGGAAGGGAACATCCACCTGCTCCCACAGTCCCGCCCTGGCGAATAAGCCAGTAGGTGACACAAGAACATAAGGGGCTCACGGGCATCGGCAAAGCCCTGTGCATCGACTACGAACGCGTCTCTCCGGGTCTTGAGCGGTGCGACGTCTACTCGGCGCTCGCTGAACTCCGTTTTGCGCATATCAATTGGATTCAGATAACGGACATCCGGGTGGTCAAGGCGTGAAACAAGAAGACTTCCAGCTCAAGTGGCCGGAGGCCGAGCTTTCGCGGCTCTCCAACCGCTTGCAGATGGACTACCGCAACGCGCTCGCCGATCACAACAAGCGCATGCGGCGGTGGCGTGACTATTACCGCCGGTGGCGCGCGGCGGTGGATACGCCGGCCGCCGGCGAAGAGGCGGCGAGCAATGTTCCGGTGCCTTACATCCGCTGGAACATCCTGACCAAGTGGGCGAAGGAAATCGATTCGCTTTTCGGCGACGATGCGGAGATCGTGGCCGTCCCGGTGGGCGCGAGCGACTACAAGCGCGATAAGAAGATCGGGCTGTACATGACCTGGCGCGTGTTCAACTCCATGAAGTTGATCAAGCCGTTTTGTACTTTCGTCCTGCGGAAGCTGCTGTTCGGCCGCTCGATCGCGTACGCGCCGTGGAAGCGCGACACGTTCGAGGTGTTGAACCCGGCGAAGGATTACCAGCCGGAGGACGTCGTCGATTACGAGGGGCCGGACTTCGAGCCGCTGTGGCCCGACGACATTATCGTTCCGTGCGAGGAAGTGAAGACGATTCACGACTTCTCCTTCGTCATTCGGAAGTACCGCGCCACGCCCGACAAGCTGCTGCAGGGCGAGGCGCAGGGCAAGTATCAAGGCATCACCAAGAACTGGGAAAAGATCGTGCAGCAGGCCCAGCACGGGGCGCAGCGCGAGAGCGAAGGCGACGAAGTAAAGCGCGCGGCGGACGAGGCGGAGGGTTTGCAATACGAACGTCCGCAATCCGCCGGCGAATCGCTGCTGGTGATCGAGTGGTATGGCAAGTGGCGGCCGCTGAAGAAAGGTCCGCGCGGGGGGATGGCCAGCGCGAGCGAGTACGACTTCAGTAAGCGGGAGATGCGGCAAAAGGACTTCGTGGTTCGCTACATCTGGGACCTGAATCTGATTGTGGGTTTGCAGGACCTCCAGGAGCTGTACCCGACGAAGAAGAATCGCCGCCCGTTTGTCGAGTCCGCGATGATGGCCGATGGAACGTATTGGTCGCCGGGCATGGCAGAGATGCTGATCGATCTCGAAGACGAGCTGCGCGTCAGTTTCAATCAGGCGACCGAGGCGGCAGAGTTCGCCATCTGTCCTCCCGTGGGTTACTCGCCGGCGAGCGGGCTGGTTCCGGAGACTATCGTCCTACAGCCAAAGATGGCGATCCCGATGAACGATCCATCGCGCGACCTGGTGCAGTTCAAAATCGGCATGGACGTCGCGATTCCGCAATGGCTGCAACAGGCGTTGCTGGCCTTCGGCGAGAAGCTGACCGGCCAGGGCGATCTGCAGATGGGCCGGCAGTCGGATAGGCCCAACGCGCCGCGCACGGGCGTTCAGACTACGGCCTTGCTCGAGGAGGGCAACGTCAGAATCTCGCTGGACACCAAGGTGCTGGCAGATGACATGTCGGGCGTGCTCTCGCATTTCTGGGATCTGGAGTATATGTTCTCTCCGGAGCAGACGTTCTTTAGGGTCACTGAGGATGACGCGGATGGATTATTCGAGGTGAATAACGGCGCGTCGATTTTGTCGATCGAGGACCGCGACGGGCGCTACGATTTCCGGCTGCAATTCGCAAACTCGCTGCACTCGCGAGAGATGAAGAAGCAGGAAGACCTGGCGCTCTACCAGATTGACATGCAGAACCCGCTGATTCAGTCCAACCCAGTGGCTATGTGGGAATGCACCAACCGCGCCCACGAAGCGCTGGGCGATCCGAATTTCGCGGACATCGTGCCGCGGCCGCCGCTGCCGGATTTGTCGATCGATCCGAAGGAAGAGTGGGTGACGCTGCTGCATGGCGAAGACATCCATGTGAACCCGCAGGACAACGACCAGCTCCACTTACTGCGGCACATGCGGGACATCAAATCGACTGAGTCGGATCCGCAGCACGAGCCGGATGTGTTGAAGAAGGGCATTATCCACTATCACGATCACATTCTGCAGCTCCAACAAAAGAAGATTCAGCAGGCGGTAATCGAGCAGGCGGTGCGCGCGATCGCGGGCGGTGCGCCTGGCGCGGCCGGCGGCGGACCTGGTTCGCTGCCATCTGGGTTGTTCGGCGGGACGCAACAGACGCAGCCGGCGGGGAATCCGGCGGCGACGGGGCCCAGCATTTACTCGGGGCATCCGGAAGTGATGCATGAACAGTGAGCTTAAAGTTCAGGGGCTCGATGGATTCAGCGACGCGCGACAAGGGCCGCGCCTAACCGTTACGCGAGACGGTGTGGCGTTCGACGCGACGGGAAGTTCGTCGCTTCAGATGAGCGTCTCATGGCTGGACCTTGAGAGATGGCGGAATTCGCTCGACGGCGGCACTCCCGTGGCATCCGGAAGTGATGCATGAGCAATAGCTACACCGCTGGGACGCTGACTTACGAGTGGAAGTGTGCGGCGTGCGGTCTCGAAGCAACCGAGGTATTTCGAATCGCCAGCGGCGGCCAATTGCCCTGGCCGACGCTGCCGGGCGGATGGCGCGAAATCGATTCTTATCCCGCGCGATTTTATTGCCCGCTCCACGAACTGCAGCAGCTCCTTGTCGTGGACGGAAAGCTGATTACCGGAGGGTACTAATGACACCACCAACGAGGGTTCCGATGAACTCGATCTCTTACCCGGCGGTGCAGTTCGCCGCTGTCCAGATTTTGACGCCGGCGGGCTTGCTGCTGGCCCAGTTGGATCCAAGCATCGTGCTGGACAGCAGCGGCGCGGTTCCGATGCTGCGGGCTGCGGCGGAATTGCTGGACACGTTTAACCAGGTGGAAGCCTACACGTCAGTGACGCTGACGGCCGAGCCGCGCGCCGGCGCGCTGGTGAAGGTATACCGGAACGGGCTGCTGATGAGCTTGGCGACCGACTACACTATCGCCGGCCAGGTGGTTACATTCACGGCCGGGCAAGGGACGGCCGCGGGCGACGTCGTGCAAGCGCTTTATGGCTAGGCTGCACTTCCCGGAGGACATGGCGGCGCGCGAGGCGTGGATGCGCGCGCGACGGTCCACGCTCGGGCTCTCGCTACGCGCAGAGGCCTGGCGCGGCTGCTTCGTAACGCGATGGCGCACGCTACGGTGCGACCCGGAGCCGCGGTCGCTCGAAGCGCTGTCGTGCCGGGCGCTGGACGAATACGCGGCGCTGTTTGGAGAGGAGGAGCACCCAAATGGAAGGTAAAGTTACTGTCTCCGCGCGCGCCGATGGGATTGGCGCGCAGCGCTTTGCCGAGATGGTGGACTCGGCGCCATTCGTGCGGCTGAGGGAACGCGTCGAAAAGATGCTGGAGCGCGAGCGCGGGACTTGCGAGCGCGGTGTGGATGGGGTCGAACTACGCAGGGCGCAGGGGGCGGTGGAGGCGTTGCGCACGGTGCTGGTGTTGCCCAAGGTCATCCTTTCGGAGATGCGCGCGAAGACGGCCAAGGGCGAATAACGGGTGTATGGAACGTCAATTTCTAGAAATCAGCGGGACGGCGTTTAACGCCGACCTTATCGAATCCGTGGACAATCTCGCCGGGACGGGCGACGTCCACCTACACTTTCTGAGCGGCAACAACCGCTCCTTTAGCGGTGCGGACGCGGACGGGCTACGGCGCTTCTTTGCTCCGGTGAAGACGGCGCCGCCAGAGCCATTCGCGGAACCGAAAGCGCCCGCGCCTAGCAAGGTGGAGGTGTAAGTTGAGCTTCCTGTCTCTCCTTGGCGGCATCGGCCACATATTCAAGGTTTTTGTCGGCGATGCCGGCGCGATCGCCGGCGTGGCCTCAAGCATTCCCGGGGTGAGTTCCATCCCGGTTGTCGGAACGATTCTGGGGGCTATCGGTTTCGTCGACGAGCTCATCAGCACGGCGAATTCCGGCGCTCAGAAAAAGGCGGTCGTTACAACGATCGTCAACACCGTGCATCCCGGCATGGACCAGGCGAACCTGAGCGCGAGTATCGATGGGATCGTGGCAGCTCTGAATCTATTGGAGTCGGAGATAGCCAAGATTCCGGCGGCAACGCCGGCGGCGAAGACCTGACCCCAGCGCCACAGTTGCATCCGCTCTCGGTAGGTCGCGGCTCGGTAGCGGATCTCGTCGCGGTGCGCTGTGCGTTTTGCTCTCACGAACGCGCGGCGCACCGCGTGCACGCGCTGGCCAGTGGGCAGACCATCTGCGATTACTGCATCGAGTGGCATCGCAACGCCCTGGACGTGCTGGGCGGGGGCGTGCCGCGCGGGTGTCAGGAGTGCGGCGCGTCGTGGGAGTTTCTGCGCGATTCGACTTTGGGTGTCGAAGTACGGATGTATGTGGTTCCAAAAGACGGGATCTATCAGCTACTCTGCGCGCTTTGCGTGCGGAGCTATCTGGTCAAAGTTCCCGATCTCAACAGGCATACGCGGTATGGAAGTGAAGTTCTGAAATTATGACTCCTTCAGTGATTTCTTCAACGCCCGCGCCGGTGGCGCCGGCAGCGGCGGCCGCAGTGGTTCCGGCCGCCCCAACGGCGGCGGAATTCGCGGCGCAGAAAGCGGAACTGGAAGCCGCAAAGGCCACCGCTGCGGAGCATCAAAACACGGCGAAATACTGGTACGACAAATCGCTGGCGGCGAAACCCGCTGCGCCGGCGGCTGCGGCCGCGGTGGAAGAAATCGACTTGCTCGACCTCATCACGTCGAGGGGCGAGAAGGGCCTCAAGGAGTACCTGAAAAAGCAGGGCTTCGTAAGTGCGGATGAGGTGGACGCAAAGGTCAATGACAAGGCGAGTCAGCTTACCGGCGAGGCGCAACTGGTCAAAGAATATCCCGACCTGGCGGACCAGAAATCCGAGTTTTTCAAGGCGACCGCGGGCTTCTACGGCGAATTGAAAAAGGAAGGCGTTCCGGAGCGCGTGGCGATGAGGATGGCGGCGAAGGAAGCGAAACTGGCCGGTATCGAATCGGGCACGATCAAGACGCCGGCGCAGAAAACGGCGGACGACAAAGCGACGCGCGAGGAAGAGCGGCGCGCGCGGGGGGCGGCCGGCGCGGGCGATCACGGGGGCCGGACCTCGGCGGATGAGGACGACGACACCGCCAGTCCCGACGAGCTGCTGGCGATTAAGCGGCTGGCCGAAGCGCTGGAGATTCCGCTCGACAAGGCCACTGAGCGATACAAAGCGCGCGCCCAAAAGGGCGTTCAGGTCGCCGTGAAGATCGGACGATAGCATGGCGCGCAAAATTCCAGATCCGGTGAAGGCCTCGAACGAACACATCCTGGCGGAGCGCGCGGAGCGCATCGAGAACGCGCGGGCTCCGCTGGTCGATTTAGACCTGGGGCTAAAGGCGAAGGAAGCCGAGAGCGCGGTGGAGTTTCTCAGCGACGAATGGGACCGCAAGGCCTTCGGCGACGAGGTGGCCACCATCAGGCGCGTTATCTGGGGACCGGACAACCTGGTCGACCAGTGCCCTGAACTGCGGGCCGCGCTCGATGAGCACGGACAGGAGGATTATGCGGCGGCGGCGGCGGAAGCGATTCTGCGGCTGGGCTCCGCAGCGGTGCCGAACCCGATCATGCAGCGATCGCTGAAGGGCGCGATCGCGCGCTTCGGGCGGGAAGCGGTGGCCGAGGCCTTCCGGGCGCGCATTCTGCGGATCCCGTTTCGCGTGGTGGAGATCGACGCATCGGACACGCTCGATACCGACGTCATGGGCAGCTCAGTGTTGACGGAGTGCATCCGCGCACACGAGCGGCCGGGGATGGCTTACTTCTTCTTCTCGCAGGGGTGCGTGGACCGGTACGGACTGCGCGGCTACACGCTGGTGAAGGAAGCGAATGGCGATATCGCCAAGGCCGGGACGCTGATGCTGGGCGAGATCACGCGGGTGCGCCTCGATGCGAAGCGCGAGCGCCTGGCGGCGGCGGCGAAGGAAGCGCTCGACGGAATTGGCGAGTCTCAGCAGGGCGGTATGGAGCAAGAGTTGCGCAAGCTGGCGAAGGAAGGCTACCGCACGGATGGGATGAAGCCGCTCGAAGTGGGCGAGCGCACGGCATACGCCGGCGTGGAGAGCACGGGTTACGACCGGGCGACGGGCGTGGAATTGACGCGCGAGAGCGAGGGAGCAAATGGCTAACACGAATAACGTTTTTGGATTTTTGCCGGTTGGACGCGCCGGGGGCGGCCCGTGGAGCGTGCGCGAATACGCGAAGGCGGCGGCGCACACGCAAGCGCTGTTCCGCGGCGACATCGTTTCGAAGTCGGCCGTCTCGGTAGCGTCGCCCTTCGTGGGCGCGCCGATTCCGGGCGTGACAAGCCTGCAAAACGGCACGCCGGGAACCACGCTTTGGCTGGGGGCGAACCTCAATTTCGGCGCGGCGGCGACGGCCACGGTGCATTACGTGGCGGACGATCCGTTCACGATGTTCATCGGGCAGGGGAACGACAATACCTCCCTGACCGTGGCGTCGATGGCGGGTAAGAACGCCAACTTCGTCACCGGCGCGGGCAACGCGACGATCAAGCAGAGCACCATGAGTTTCGCGTCGGGCTCAACGGCGACTACGGCCGGCCTGGATGTGCGCCTGGAGCGAATGTTCAACCGTCCGGATAACGCCGAGGGCGCGTTCGCGATTTTCGAAATCACGATTATGAAGCATTCGACGACGCAGGCAAGCGCGGGCGTGTAGGCTCGCTGCCGCTCGCGGGGTCGGGGGCCTGGGGTCGGGGGTCGGGGAAGAGAGAGGGTTATGTTTTTACGAACGACAGTTCCGGATTTGTATCTGCAAACGATGTTGCCGGCCATCGACGAAATCGTGCAGGAGAAGTACGCCCGCTGGCCGACGCAATATACCGAGGTCTTCCGCCAGCGCACGACGAACCGCGGCATCGAGCAGACCACCGAAGTGACCGGCTTCGGTCAGATGGCAGTGGTCCCGGAAACTTCGAGCGTGCCGTACACCACTCCGCTGCCCGGTCTCTCGAAGACTTATCTGACGGCGCAATACGCCATGGGATTCAAGGTGACGCGCCTGGCGAAGGACGACGACCGGCACGGGACGGTGGCCAAGTTCGCCGGCTCGCTGGGGAAATCGGCGGCCGAGACCAAGGAAGTGGTTCACGCGGCGGTGTTCAATTCGGGGTTCACCTCGACGACCGGGCCCGACGGAAAGGCGCTGTTCGACACGGCGCACCCTTTGATGGGCGGAAGCACGCGGACGAATCGCGCGCTGGCGGCGAGCGATCCGGATATGACGTCGATCGGCCTGGCGCTGACCGACATGCGCCTGATGAAAGACCACAATGGCAAGAAGCTGCGCATTCCGGCGCGCAAAGCGATCTTCCCTCCGCAGCTCGAATTCGCGGCCGCGCAATACCTGGGCGGCGTGGACGATCCTTCGACCGCCAACCGGGCAATCAACCCGTTCAAGCGGCGCAGCGGGCTGCCGAGCTTCGACGCGTGGATGATCTGGGATTATCTGACCGACGGGCACGCCTGGTTCCTCGAAGGGGACATTCAGGACACTGAGCTTCGCAGCTACGAGCACGAAGCTTTTAACACGATTCACGATGTGGACTTCGACACGCGCTCGCTAAAGACGGCGGGCTGGATGCGGTTCGGGTGCGGATACAACGGCGACGCCGGCATCTACGGCGTTCCTTCGAGCTAGAGCCATGGCGAGAACAACGCAACTTACCCGGCTGGTACTGAAGAAGGCGCTATCAACCGACAGCGACGCCTTCGAGCAGTTCCAAAACTCCGCCAAGGCCGTGGTCTGGTCGGTGGACTCGACGGGCGCGCTCTCGATGAACGGATTCACCAAGGTCCGGCAATGCGTCACTCAGGTGCATCTAACGGCGGCGCAGATTATCGCGATGTTCACTACGCCGGTATCGATTGTGCCGGCGCCGGCGGCGCTTACAACCGCAATCATTGTCGAGCAGATCATGGTCGAGTTGGATCTGACCGCTACGGCGTTCGCCTCGGGCGGCGTGGTCCACTTCTATTACCACGGCCTCACGGTCGAGATCATGGCGCAGACGCTTGCCGCGGCCACGATCAATGGAGGATCGGGACAGTCGGTTTATCTGCTTGAACCGGTGGCGACGGCCGGCGGCAGCGTAGTGACGCCGGGTGTCGGCATCGACATCACCAATGCGACGGGCGTGTTCGCGACCGGCACTGGCGCGGCGGTGGTGACCGTCTGGTATTCGCTGATCGATCTCGGCTAAGTAAATGAACGGGCTCAAAACATCGCGCGTCCTGCTGTCGAGCGCGGCGCGCAGTGAGAACACCGCCGGCAACATGCAGACGGACCTGGCGGCAACGTCGCTGCGGTTCTACCTGGATGTGAGCGACGCGCCGGGATCGGGCGGGCTGACGGTGGTGGTGCGCGGATACGACCGCGTCAGCGGCAATTCGGTCGAGCTGACGACGGGCGGCGCGGCCCAGGCGGCGGCGATCGGCACGTACGTTTACGAGATGACCGACAATCCGAGCGCGGATATCTTCGGCAACATCATGGAATCGGTGTCGCGGGCGGTGCCTTACCAGTGGGACGCCCTGGTGAAACATGCCGACGAGGCGAGCTATACGTACTCGCTGTCGGTCGAGATTGTGGGTTGAGGGGGAAGCGATGAAACATGAAGTAGACGCGGTTGCGGGATCCGAGTTTTCGATGACGCTGGCGGCGACGACATCGACGATCGCGGCGGGGAATATTGTCGGGGCGGCGGCGGCGGCTTCGACACAATTCGCGCTCTCAAATCCCTTGGGTTCGGGCGTTGTGCTGGTGTTGTCGAAATTGATCATTGGGATCATCTCGGGGACGCCGGCGCCGGGCTCCATTTTCCATGGCTTGATTCCGAACGTGCCCACACTCGCCGCCTCGGGCACGATTGTGCCGAGCCGGGCTGGCGGCGCGGGGTCGCGCGCCAAGGGTTATGCGAGCGCGGGCGGCGCGGCGCTGACGGGCGGACTGGCGCCGGCCATCCAGCGCGCGAGCTCTCTCACCACGACGGGGACGGCGCAGGCTTCGCCGGGCATCGTGAACGGGCTCGAAGACATCGACGGCGATATCGTGATTCCGACGGGCTACACGTGGGTGCCGTTGTGGAGCACGGCGGGAACTACGCTGTTGAACGCTTATACGATCTCGTGGAAAGAGCGGGCGGGTTAGGCGAGATCGATTTTTCGACGCGCAGAGAAGAACTCTCAGGAATCCGGCGAATAAGTAAGAGTGAGACTCCGGCGGCGCGCTATCTCCCTTTTGCTTGCGATCACGGGCCTGGCGTGGGGCCAGGCGGTCACCAATCCATCGCAACCTACCAGCACTCCCAATCAGGTCAACGTCACCAACGCGTGGCTCTATGCGAATAAAGTCCACTACGCGGGCGCGTGGTCTGGGGTGGCGACGTACGGCACGCAGGACCTGGTCACTTATCTTGGCAATAGTTATGTAAGTCTGCTCGCACCCAACCTCAATCAGAATCCTGTCACGGCGGTGACTTACTGGGCGTCTGTCGGCGGGACCGGTGGCGGAGGCGGTGCAACCGGAGCGACGGGCGCGACGGGGCCGAGCGGGAGTAACGGGGCAAATGGAAGCAGCGGCTCCACGGGCGCGACCGGCTCGACTGGAGTCACTGGCGCCGCCTCTCACCTGATTCCGCAGAACACATACAGCACGAATGGCGGGTATACGCTCGCGCATTCCGCGCTGACCGGTAGCCCAACTTATCTATTCCTTCGGATCTGGAGCGCTGGCGCCGGTGGTACATGGGGCGGCAATTTTGGCGGCAGCGGCACAGGCGGCGGCGGCGGCGGCTATCTCGATGGTTGGTGTCCCCTTGCGAAGACGGCGGACCCGATCGTGATTACCGTGGGCGCCGGCGGCGCGATTTCGACCGCTGGCGGGAATAGTTCAGTCGGTGGGTGTTTCACGGTCTACGGGGCGGGCAACAACACTTCGGGGAGTGGTTATCACTGGTCCGCTGCAGGCGTCGCAGTGGATCCTTCGGCGTACGGCTTGTATCCTGCGATGTACCCGACGAATTTGGCCGGCTTCAACGGATTCGACGGCACGCCGGCCGGCTTCGCCGGGCTGATCTCATTCCGCAGTGGTGACGGCGGCTACGGCGCCGGCGAGCAGAACTCTCCGCCTGCCGCTGGTTTCGCTGGCGGCTATCCGCCTGAGTGGGGCGGCGGCGGCGGCGCTTCGGGCTGCGCGGCTGCCACGTCGAGTCACTACGCGGCGGCCGTTGGCGGCGCCTCCGCATTGCTCACTGCCTACCTTGGATCGACCGCGGGGGCGGGTGGCGCGGGCGCGTGCAATACCGGCTCTGTGCCTATTGTCTGCACCGCTGGCGTTGCTCCTGCAGGCGGCGGCGGTGGCGGCCAGTATGGTACGGGCTCTGGCGTCTTCGTCAATTCGGCCGGCTGCGCTGGCGCCGACGGTCGCGTGGAGATTTGGTACTAACGTATGACGTGGGGCCAACTCAGATTCCTGTTGCAAGCCGGCGCGCCGGACGTGTCACTCGATTTGATCGACGGCTGGCTGAACACACGCTACGAAAAGGTTCTACAGGCGACTGACTGGCAAGGCATCAGCGCACACACCACGATCCAGACGACGGCGGCTTATCAGTCGGTGTTGGACACAGTCACTCTGACGGTGGGAAGCGCGGCGGTGACCGGCGCCGGGACCGCGTGGACGACTGCGATTAACGGGCAACAATTCTACCGGCCTGGAGACGAAGTCACCTACACGGCAACTTACGTGTCGGCCACCTCACTCACTCTCGACAGACCCTATGAAGGGCATGGCGACGATGCGGCGGGGGCGGCTTATGCGGGCTCGGCCTATGTGTTTGTGCAGGCGGTTTATCCGCTGCCGGCGGATTGCTCGTCGGTCATCGAGGTCATCAATCCGATGGATGGCTTACCGATGGAACAGTTCACGCCGACGCGGTTTGCGCGGACGGTGGGGACGCGCACGCTGGTGGCGGATCCGGAGATCGTCGCGGTGTATGACGACAGCGCGGAGACTGCGCCGCCGGTTCTTCACCAGGTGGAGTTCTATCCACCGCCGCAGTTCGCGCGCGGCTTTGTGACTAACTACCGGCGCGCGGCGCTGGGCTTCGACGGCGGAAATACCAGCGGATCGCCGCTGCCATTCGTGGGGAGTCTGGTATTGATCGTCGGAGTGCGCGCCGATATTGCAACGCACCTGGAGAAGCTCACGAAGGCGTTGAAGTACGAGAAAGAGTTCGAGGGGGCGCTCGCGGATTTGATGCGCGTGGAGCATCAGCAACGGAAGGTGAAGCCTGTGATGCAGATGGCATCGCGCTTCACGCGGCATCGGATTGCGCGCGTGGAGCGCGGGAGGGCGAATAGCTGGCGTGGCGGGACGCCGGGAGGGCCGGACTAAAGCGCGCTTCGCGCGCGGGGCCGGGAGTGGACTAATGGACGTTGAGAGTAAACAGACGATTGCGGAATCCATCGCGGCGGCGCATACTGCCGGCGACGAGGTGGTGGACCGGGCCGCGAAAGCATTGGCGGCCGCCATGGCTCCTCAGATCGCGCAACTGCTCAATGGCGTGGCCAACTCCGCGAGTACGCTGTTGGCGGCCGTCGAGAGAGTGACCACCAACGCCGGCGTTGAGTTGTCCGAAATTATCGGACAACTGGACGGCTGGACTCTCGAGATCGCACCGATCACGATCCGGCTGAGCAGGCCGAAGGCGAAGTAGTGCAGCTTTCGGATATGGTGACGCGTGTGTCTCAGCGGCTGGCCGAAGGGGCGGCGCCGATCTACTATCCGAAGGCTGAGATAGTCGCGGCGCTGAATGAGGCGCAGAGATTCTTTTGTCTGCTCACGCTGGGGTTGGAAGTCACTTCACCGTGGGCAGTGACCGCGGCGACGACTTACTTTCATATGCTGTCTGTCTTCGCCGATTGGATTGTGCCGCTGAGAATCACCGACGCGGCGGGCGCGAAGGTCCGGCCGGCGCGCTTCGAAGAATTGACGTCGCTCGATTCGGGCTGGCCCAGCTCGCCGGGGGCGCCGTATAAGTACGTGGCCGCGGGCGTGGACTTTGTCGCGGTCTACCGGCAGCCGGCTGGGGCCGGGACGGTGCTCAATGTGACTTACGCGCGCGCGCCATTGCCGCTGGTGAGTGACGCGGATGTGCCGGAGATTCCGGCAGAGTATCACCCGAAGCTGGTGGAATTCGGGATCTATCGAATGAGACAGGTGGAGGGCGGGCAGGAATTTGCTAAGACTCTGCCGATGCTGGCTGGTTACCTGGATGGGGCGCAGCATTACGCGGACTATGTGAGGGCGAGGAACAAGGGGAGCCGGTACGACGCGGTTCCGTTCGAGTTGAAGAGCTTCGATAGGTCGGAGATGTTTAAAAGCGCTTCTCGACGCTGAGGCGCTGAGGGACGGAGACGCGCGGAGAAGAACTTATGGCACTTACAACGATTGCAATCACTGCTGGGGTTGGGACGCCGGTTGAGGTGGATAGCTCCGCCTCCGGCAACATGCAAGTCATCAAGCTGGCTGAGTCGGTGTTGGGATCGACGGCGCTGATTCCGGCGAGCGCGGCGACGGGGCTGCTGGTGAATGTCGGGACGCCGGCGGTGACGCAATCGGGCGCGTGGAATATTACCGCGGTGACCAGCATCACGAACACGGTGACGGTGGCGGGAACGGTGGCGATCTCGGGCACAGTGGCAGCGACGCAGTCGGGGTCATGGACGGTGGCGATCTCTGGGACTGTTACGGTGGCGGGGACGGTGGCGATCTCAGGCACGGCGGCGGTCACTCAGTCGGGCACGTGGAACATCGCCACGGTGACCACCATTACGAATCCGGTGACGGTGGCGGGGACGGTGGCGATCTCGGGCACTGTACCGGTGTCGGGCACGGTGACGGGCAACCAGGGTACGGCGGCGGCGATTGGCTCGGGCTGGTACGTGCGGCTGAGCGATGGGACGCTGGCGGCGGTATTGCAAACGGTGGGCGGCATCAACTGCATCCCGGTCAAAGTGCTCGCGCAAACGGGCGGCGGCTACTCGCAAGTGGACAAGACGGCGTTCACCGAAGCGGTGACGGCCGTGGAAGTGATTGGTGGCGTGTTTAACGACGCGTTCTCGGGAGCGCCGGCGGCGGGGCAGGCCTCGGTGGCGCGGATCACGCCGAACCGCGCGCTGCACGTCAATGTGCGCAAGCAGGATGGGACGGAGCTGGGCATCGCGGCGACGCCGTTTCGCATCGATCCGACTGGGACTACGGCGCAACCGGTGAACATCTCGAATGCCGCCGGCACGGCGTTCTCCGCAGCCAACCCGCTGCCGGTGCAGAGCGCGCCGTCGATTGGCTTCTGGAAGGCGGCGGTGACTTACTCGGCGACCCAGACCGATCAGACGATTCACGCGCCGGCCGGCGGCAAGACCGCGTATGTCGAGGGGCTGATTATCACTGTGACGGCGGTGGGCGTGGTGAAGATCTACGACCAAACCAATGCAAGCGCCGGGATGATCTTCCAGGGCCAGCCGATCGCGGGCTCGGTGGTGATTACGCCGGCGCGGCCGATTCCGCTTTCGGCGGTGAATAATATTCTGCGCTACTCGACGGGATCCGCGGCCACGGGCGACATCACTGCGTGGGGATACGAAGTGTAGGGGCCGCAAAGTAGAGGTCACAAAATGCTACTGCTTTTGTTCCCGCAGGGGGCGGCCGCCGGCGAGCTCGATGTCGCGAACTCGCTGAACGATGCGCTGTACCGGCTGGGATTCCAGGGCGCGGCGGATATCGCGGCGGCCGGGAGTTGGGTTTCGGTAGCGGAGTTATTCCAGTGGGCGGACGAGGCGGCGAAAGAACTCGCGTACCGGTCGGGCGTGTTCCTCACGGCCGACGCATCGATCACGGCGATTGCCGGGACCGCGACTTATGCGTTGCCGGCGAGACATGTCTTCACGGTGAACGCGTGGCTCAACGGAGTGCCCCTGCGCATCACCGCGGTGCGTGATTTGTGGGCGCTCGATGCGAACTGGCCGACGACGTCGGGGAACACGACGCGCGCTTCGATGGACGCGGGAAGCGTCGGGAGCATCACGCTGTATCCGAATCCGCTGACAGGTGGGCCGCTGGCGCAGGTGTGCCAGGAGTGTCCGCCGGCGATCGCGCTGGGCGCGTCGGCGATTCTGCTGCCAACGGTGTTAGTCGATTACTTCACTTACGCGATGTTGGCGGGTGCGCGGGGGAAAGAGAGTGAGGCGGCTATGCCGGAGATGGCGAGTCACTTCGAGCAGCGGCTCAAGCTGTATGAGTCGGTGATTCAGCATCTGTGGGGCGCGGGTCAGTGAAATCCATTTGGAAGCCGTAGAGCTTGAACCCGCTGGCAGACTCAAAGGTCAACTGAACTTCCGAAGGCCGCGGACAGTACGGCGTATCAGCTCTTCCTCGCGGGTTCGCCGCTCGCGCCGCGCGGCGGCCACCAGGCCGGCGTATAGGTCGCGCTCGCTGTCCAGTTTTGCGCGGTTCACAGTGAAGCCCACTGCGTACGTCGCCGGCGTGTAGGTCTTTATGTGCCGCACGGCGGCTAATAGCGGCTCAATGCTCAAGTCTGAGTTGGCGCTTACGTGATTGCAATGGGCGCTGTGCACGTGAGCAGGCGTGGCCGGCAGCAACTTCCGCCCCGCGAGCGCGGCGGCGAGCGTGCCGAAGAGCGAGCGGCGGGTCATGGCTCATTGTAACTGGCGAAATACCCAGCAGTGGGCTATTCGCGAAAAGAACTCCAAATCCTGGGCGGCGGCTTCAACTTGCTGCCGCCTGGGGACAAGACGCCGGCGACCGACTATCTGCTGGCGCAGAACTGGCGCGTGGACCGCGTGGGGAAGCTGGTTTCGCGGTGGGGATATCCGCTCAAGTTCGCGATCCCCGGCGGTGGACTCTTCGCGCATAGCGCGGGCGTGCGCGGCGGGGTCGAGGGCGATTACTATGTCGGCGCCAATGGGACGGGGGCGAACCCCGGCGCGGTTTATTTCGCACTGAACGCCACGCCGATCGCGAATGGGTTCGATGGCGGCCGGATCGCGTTCGTTCCGCAAAACGGCTGGATGTGGATGATGAATCGCGGAGTGCAGGGGAAGCACAATCCGTATGCCGGATTCCACAATTACGGCATCGCCGCGCCCGCCAACGCATGCACCGCGGCCGCCGGCGCGGCGGACCCGGCGGGGCCATCCGGCGACTATCAATACTACGTCACGTTCCAGACTGCCGATCAATCGGTGGAGAGCAATCCTTCGCCGGTCTCGAACACGGTCACGGTGGCCGGCCAGGACGTGAATCTCACTGCGATTCCGGTAAGTGCGGATCCCCAGGTGGGAATCCGCAACGTCTATGCGACGGGCGGGACGCTCGGACAGGCGTATCAGGTCGGGACGATCAACGACAACGTCACCACCACCTTCGCGGTGACCATCAGCGATCTGGACGCGACCGACAACGGCGTGGCGATGCCGACGACGAACGACGGTCCGCCGGCAGCGTCGGGAATGGCAGGCCCCTATTTCTCGCGGCTATTGGCCTGGTCGACGGCGGAGCATTCAAACCGGCTCTACTGGACCGATCCAAATCTGCCGCAGTATTGGCCGGGCTCGGCCGACGAAGCGATCGGCAACTGGGTGGACGTGGGCGCGGAGGGCGAGGCGATTGTATGGTGCACCATGCACGCCGGCGTCTTCGTGATTTACAAAGAGCGCTCGATCTGGTGGCTGGTGGGGGACCCGGACACGGGGACGCTCGATCAGGTGACGGATGCGGGCGGGCTGACTGGGCAATGGGCGGTGACGGCGGCCGGCGCGGTCGATTACTTCGTGGGGCCGAACGGTCTGATGGTGTTCACGACGGCGCCGGAAGTGAAGGAGGGCGGCCCCGCGGTCGCGCCGCTGTTTAACTCGCGGTCCACAAACGCGGGGCCGTTGACGCCGCCGGGGCAGGTGTTGCCGGGATCGGTGTATTCCACCAATTCGCTGTTTTGCTACGGGGTGGCGCTGGGCTACGCGATGGGCAAGCTCTACGTGTCCTACGCCGAGAAGACCACGGGCGCGGCGACGAGCGTACTGCTGGTGTATCACGAGGCATCGCAGCGCTGGTTCTATCACCGCAACGGCATCGGCACGGTGGGTTTCCAGGGATTCTTTTTCGATGGCGTGGAGATGACGGGGCTGACGGGTAATGGCGCCAACCTTTCGATGGGCCTCAACGTCGACGATTTCCGCGCGTTCGCAACGGCGGACTACGGCGGGTCGGCGATTGAGTGCGTGTATCAGTCGCATTACGAGGACGCGGGGAAGCCGGACGTACAGAAGGTCTGGCTGGAAGTGGTGGTGGATTACGAGCTCGCGGGAGACTCGGCGACGGTCTACGTGGGATTGGATAACGGCAATGCTCCGCTGACAGCGGTGGGCACGATTACCGGCACAGCGCGCAAGACGACAGGCTTTGCGCTCGCATTCAGCGCGGCGGGTGCGCTGGTGATAGCGAACCCCGCGGACTCGACGCAAACGCCGTGCCTGGCCAAGAACTTCAGCGTGGCGATCGATTGCGTGGCGAGTAATCAGGTCATCATCCACAACGTTTATCTCTACTACTACGAAGAGGCGCGCCTGGCGCTGGCCGCGAGTACGATTCCGACCGACTTGGGCTCGGGGAAGGTCAAGCAGTGTAAGGAGCTGCAGCTCGACATCGACGCGTCGGGCGGAGCGGTGAACGCCAACCTCTATTCCGATCTGCCGGGCAACCTGCTGACCGTGCGCCAGACGCCGGCGCTGGCGAAGACGGGCGGCCGCGCGCTGTGGAAGTTTCCATTCCCAACAACGGAAGGCTATCTGTGGCGCCTGGCGCTGACGGCCGCGGCGGGGGCGTTCCGCCTCTACTCGGCGCGCCTTCTGATGCGCGTGATCGGCGTGTACGTGGAGGCCTACGAATCGGCGGCCGGGTTTGTGTGGGATTCGATGGAGCTGACCTTCGACAGCGGCATCACTCACATTCCCAAGGCGTATCAGTTGGCGTTGGCAGCGCTGCCGATCAAGCGCGCGCGGGAGATCTCGCTGGAAATCGAGACGTTCAGCGGCGATGTCATCGTGCGGTTCCTGAGCGACTTACCCGGGGACGCGCAGGCTGTGCGGTTTACGGCAACGATCAACACCGGAACCGCGGGGCGGCGCTTCATGCGGATTCCGCTGCCGGCGGGGACACTCGCGCCCATCGAAGGGCGGCTGTTCCGGTTGCAGCTCGCCGGCGTCTCGAAGTTCATTCTCTATCAGGCCGCGGTCGAGATACTCGCGGTGGGCGTCTACATCGAAGCCTATGAGGCCGCGGGCGGCGCAGTGTGGGATTCGCGCGAGATGGATTTCACCGTGCCGGCGGTGAAGGAAGCGCGCGAACTGGAGTTAGACATCGAGACTACGGGCAGCGTGGGCGTGCAGTTACTCAGCGACCTTTCGACGACTTACACCGGGGCGGCCAACACCACCGGCCGGCAGAAAGTGATGCTGCCGTTGACGATCAACGCGGCGCTCGATCAGTTCGTGGAAGGGCGGCTGCTGCGGTTGCTTCTGAGTGGGACGAATGCGTTTCGGTTGTACGGCGCGCGCGTGCGCATCCGCGCGTTCGGGCAATACATCACCGCGGGCGAAGGCGCGCTGTGGGACACCACGGTGCTGGACCTGGGATCGCAGACGGTCAAGCAGCTCCGCGAGATCGAGCTCGATATCTGGGCGTACGGCGCTTACACGGTGACGGTCTACACGGATCTGCCGGGGAATGCGATGACCTCGCGCGTGGTGAGCGTGCAGGCGGCGACGGGTGGCCGGCGCGCGGTGCAGATTCCGCTGCCACAGGGGTCGGTGCCGGATAACTACCTCTATGGCCGGCTGGTGAGAGTGACTCTGACCAGCTCGTCGGCGGTGAAGCTGTTCGCGGGGCGGATACACTCGCGCGCGATCGGAGTGTATGTCGAAAGCTACGAAGCGGCCGGCGGGGCGGTGTGGGATTCGACGCCTAGCGATCTGGGCTCGCCGAGTGACAAAACCTTTGACCAGGTGCGGATCGAGATGGACTCGGACGGCGCTGCAACCGTTGCCGTGTATACCGATCTGCCGGGTGAGAGTTTCGCGCTACGCGGGACATTCGCGCTGACAAACGGCGCGACATCGCGGCATTGGGCCACAGTGCCGCTGCCGGCAGCCGTGGAGGGGCGGTCGGTGCGATTGGTGGCGTCGAGTGTATTCGGCTTCCGGATCTACAAAGCGCAGGTGCGCGCGGCGCAGGTGGGCCGGTATCTGTGCGGAGCGACTGCCTCCGGAGCGAGTGACTCACTGACCACTTTGGAATTTGACTTCCGGAGTGAGAGAGTCAAGATCCACAAGAAGATCGAAGTGGACCTGCGCGCGGATTCAGCCGTTACCCTGGTGGCACTTACCGAACAGGGGGGCATGCTCGCGCAGGTCTATACGCAGAGTCTAACAACTCCCAACGGGCGCGCATTGCTGCGAGTGACATTTCCGCCGGGGATCCGCGGGCGGCTGCTGCGGTTGTCTCTGACGGGTGGGCCCGCGCGGGTGTATCACTTGCGTTGCTGGTGCAGGGAGGTCAACGAGCCAGGCGCGAAATGGGATTGGGAAGATTATCCGTTGGAAGAATCGGACGTGCTGCCGAAGTGGTCGGATCTGCCTGTTCCCGAGACGCCGGCGGGTTTTGCGTGGAGCGATTTGCCGGTTACGCCGACGACGCCCGAGTGGCAGTGGGCGCCGTTTCCGGTGAACCCGACAGAGGCTCAATATTTTTTTGCGAAGGTGCTGCCGGTGGAAGAGACCGACGATGTGTGGACCTGGGTCGATCTCGATGTAGGAGTTAGCGGAGGGTAGGGAGGGCTCTCTGTTTCGACGCTGAGGCGCTGAGGGACGGAGACGCGCAGAGAAGACAATGAACACGGATGGATCCAAGCTGCCGGCGATTCCAGCGGGTGCGGATCTGCGCACGGCGATGAATGATCGCCTGCGCCGGATCGCGGCGCTGATCGCGACGCCGGCGGCGGTGACCTCGCATTCATCCGGAGGCGGGGGCGGGGAATTGGTCTTATCGAAACCGGGGATTCTCGGCATTCAGTCGAGCGCGTGTCCGCTTGTCTCATTGGCTGGCGATCAGCAGCCGGTGGCGCTGGTGGTGTTGCTTGGGAAGGGATCGGTGGGGGGCGTTTTCACGATTGCAGTGAGCGCGGGCGGGAACGCGATCGGCGGGCTGACGCTGGCGGCGGGAGTGACTTCGGGGAGCGTGGGCGGGCTGAGTGCGATCCCGGCGAATGCGGTGGTGGTGGTGGCGATCACCGCGGTGGGGCTGACTTTTCCGGGAAGCGACCTGACGGTGATGGTGCGATTTTGAAGTTAGGATCGCGGCAAGAGGGCCATAAGGGCTTGACGCTCGACTGGAGACATGCGCGCCAGGCGGGCGGTCCACGTGCGTTGCTGGCGTTTAATTTTCTCGCGCTCGCGATACGTGCTTCCAAGGAAGCGGTAATCGTGCAGTTCTACGGGCCGCGGAAAATTGCACCATACCCACTCGGCAGCGGGCTTACCGCGGGTGGCGGCCGCGAAGGAATAGGCGTTCCAGTTTTTCAGCTCACGGGCGTAGAGCACGCTGGAATAGCCGGAGATCATCACCATGCAGGTCAGGCGCTTGATGATGTCGAGCAGTTCGGCATGCTGGGCATCCGTCATTTCGCAGGCGTAGCGGGCGCCGCTGGGGCGTGTGGAGAGCAGATAGGGCGGATCGCAATAGACCAACTCGCCGCCACTGAAGGGGTAGCAACGCAGGAACGATATCGCATCGCCGTAAACGATGGTGGGGACCGCATCGCGGGAAGCGGCGGTAGGGACGTGGTGGATCGCGAGCCTGGTTCCATCGCCGAAAGCGGCGGTTGTGACCGCCATCGCCGGATCCGGCATCGCATGCCGGCGCGACACGCGCGATCGGGCGGTTCCGGCCGGAAGCTCCGGAAGTATCGATGCTGCAGGAGATGGTCGACCATCGCGGCGGAGAGCGATGCCGCCGGCGGCGTCGCCGCTTCGCCACCAGCGAACGACGTCGGGATCGAGGTCCACGCCGATATTGCGCGCGGCCGGCCGCTTCAGGCGCAGGATGGCGCCGCTACCGACGAAAGGCTCGATGTAGGCCTTGTGCGGGGGCATGAGGTTGATGAGGCTCTGATAGACGCCATCGCCGGCTTTCCCGCCTGGGTAGGTCACGCGATCGAGCATCGCAGAAATCCGCGATGGTGTCAAGTGTGAGCGAGGCAATCAGCAAGCTACAGCCGGACCGCATGCTGTACCTGCGCGGGTTCGACGACTTCGGCGCGGCGGCCGCGCTGCATTCGGCTTCGCCGGCCGGGTTCACTGTGTCGGGCGTGTTCAGGGATCCGGCCGACTTCGCGGTTCTGGTGGTCTATGACGCGGATTGCTTCCATGAGCATCCGAGACTCAAGTACCTGCCGGATTTCTCGCTGGCGGGGATTGTCTTGAGCTTCGATGTGACCTATACCAATTTGCAGCCGCTCGATTCGCCGAAGTTCCCGACTATCGACTGGCCTTATCTCGATGTGATCCGGCCAGATGGTTCTACCGGACAGGTGGCGCTGTTTGCGAATGCGGTGCAGGATGGGGGAACTTACACGCCGGCGTCGGGAGTGTTCACGCTGGCAGGGACCGCGGGCGCGGGTGACACAGTGACGCTCTGGTTCCAGAACATCGCTTACCCTTTCACCGCGGCCGGCGGGGAAACGGCGGCGGCGGTCGCGACGGCTCTGGCTGTGTTGATCAATGCGGGAGTGACCGGGGGCATCTACTCACTCACCGCTGTCGCTCTCGGCGCGGTGTTGACTGTCACAGCTTCGCCGGCGGGCTATGACGGCAACATGATCACGATGTACGCCGTCACTTCCGGAGGAGTGACAACGAACGCGACGGCGCCATTCACCGGCGGAGTGTCGGGCGCGACATGGAAAGTGACTCTCGACTTCACCGCGTTGGGCATCGATTCGGTGAGACAGGCCTGGCTGACATTCGCGCCGCAGTATGCGAACTCGGCGGCGTATGTGGCGGCGGAGTGGGACGCCGTGTTCAGCAATTGGTCGGTGAGTGGGGGCTCGCCGGCGCTGCAAGTGGCGGGACCGAATTCGGTGCGGGTGGAAGAGTCGGATGTGTGGTGCACGTACTCCGGCAAGAGCTGGGCGCGCGCGGGCGGGTTCTATTCGCAGGGCTGGGCGAATGTCGCTTCGAAGGTTGGCGACTCGGTCACGGTGACTTATTGGTGTAGCGCAACGCATGACCTGTATCTCGGCACGGCGTTGTTTCCGGGGCGCGGCACGGTGAGTGTGTCACTCGATGGCGCGGCCGCGGTGGCGATCGCTACGGCGCTCGATACGACGAGTGAGATCCCGGCGCGGCGGATCGTGAGGGCTGGCGTGGCGGCCGGCCAACACTCGGTGAAGATCGCGCTGACGGCCGGCGGTCTCTTCTATTTCGATTTCCTCGAAGCGGCGGTGTTGAGCGACGTTCCGGATGCTATCGAGACTATGACGGATACCGCGCCGGCAATCGACTATGACACTCAGCACGGCTATCAACTCAGCCCGCAGCGGCTGATGAACATCTTCGACAAGTTGGGCTTCAGCGGACCAATCGATGAGTACGTGGGCGTGTTCTGGTGGAACCAGCGGATGAGTGTGGGCGCAACGATTGCGCAGGCGGCGGTGACGTTCGGCGGCGCGTGGAATGTGGGCGATTCGATCTTCATCGACATCGGCGGGGAGACGATCGGCAAGAGCGTGTTTGCGGGAGAGAACGCAACGATTTTCGCGGCGCACTTCGCTTACTTCATCAACGAGCTTTACTCGGGCGTGTGGGCGTCTGCGGCCGGGCCCGTGCTGACTATCACCGGACGTTCGCCAGGCGGCGCCTATCAGTTCTCGCTTTCGGCGAGCGTGATCACCACGGCATCGGGGACGGCGGCGGTGGTGGGCGCGCTGGACACTGGCGTGGTGGGTGGCTGGGACATCGACCCATCGCAGCCTCAGGTGGTCAACTATGCGGCGCGGCAGTGGCACGCGGATTTATACGCGGAGATCGCGGCGCGCGGGATGCAGGTGACGTCGGCGTTCAGCATGGAGCTGGTCAATCCGCCGGGCGCCTGGGCGGCGCAGTATGCCGATGGAACGCTGGTGACGACGGCGACGGGATTCGGCGTGTTGAACTCCACGCAATGCGCGCCTGGCCAGCCGGACTTTTTGGCGTACCAGCAATCGGCGTATCTGGAGCTTGCCCAATTGCAAGCCGCGGCCGGCCTCGATCCGAGTCTGCAATTCGGTGAGTTCTTGTGGTGGTTCTTCGCCGGCGGCTCATTGGGTAACCAGGGTATGGCCTATTATGACGCGGCCACGCGGGCGGCGGCGCTGATGGCGCTGGGGCGGCCGCTGGCGGCGTTCCACACGACGAACGACGATCCCTCGGTGAACGGGTACGCGGATGCGAACTTCCTCCGCGGCCGGCTGCGAGACCACGCGCAAGGGATCCGCGCCGCGGTGCAGGCGGCGCAGGCCTGCGACTTCGAAGTGCTGTATCCCTACGACGTGAATTACCCGAAGCTGTATGGGCCGTTCGCGCTGGGCGGCCGGCTGAATCACTACGTCAATACGCCTCCGGAGTGGATGAGTCACGCGGCCGGCTATCTGGAGGGGATCAAGATCGAGGCGTTGGATTTCGGCTCGGGCACGCGGTCGCTCGATCTGGCGGCGCAAGCGATCGCACTGGCGCCGGGGTGGGGCTGGCCGTTGCGGCTCTGCCGGTATTTGTATCCCGTGTTTAACGGCGGGTGTCCGTGGCAATACGAGCAGCAGCTCGCGCGCGCGGCGCTGATCCCGGCGCTAACGCCGTTCGCAATGGATCACGTGTGTCTGTTCGCGTGGGATGTGGGGGCGGAGCTGGCGCCGGCGGCGTGGAGTATGTAGGTCGGTCCTGACTCGACGCTGAGGCGCTGAGGGACGGAGGCGCGCAGAGAGGACAAGAAGGGCGAAGTCTTCTTTAGAAGGAGCAACAATGCCAACGGATCCCATCATCATCGTCATCGGAAATTAGCCTATGAAACAATTCACCATCACCTTCAACCTGAGTCCTTCGGGACTGCAATTCTGCTCGGACGTGTCGCGCGGTCTTACGGCGGCGGCGGAGAGCATTTCCGGCGGGGACGATCTGACCGCGTCAGATTATTCCGGCCCAACCAGTGGGAGCGTTCAGGATCAAGACGGCAACCCGTTAGGATCCTGGTCGCTCGCGTAAGAGGACTCCCCGGCGGGCGGGCCTGCCGGGGAATTTCCAATGATCGAACTCATCGAGCCGTTTCCGGTGTGGAGCTGGCCGCAGGTATGGAGCTGGGTCGAGCCGGTGATCCACCTGGTGGGCGACGACTTCAGTCCGAAAACAATCGACCAATATGTCGAATATTCCATTAGGGCCTCGGAACGGGGCCGGGTGATGGGCGTCGCCGTGGATGGGCAACTGCGCGGCGTACTGATTTTCGAGTGGCAGAGCCCGGCGTGCGCCATGATGCACGCGGTGTTTGCGCCGGCGTTTCGCGGATCGCGGAAGAAGTGCGAGGCGGCGCGGCTGGGATGCGCGCGGCTGTTCGAGACTACGGCGGCGATTAAGATTTTCGGTCTGGTGCATTCGGCGAACCGGGCGGCGATCGCGTTGGCTAAGCGGGGCGGGGGACGCGTCGAAGGGGTGCTACGGAGTCACTCTGTAAGCGGCGGGAAGCCGTTCGATGTGGTGGTGGTTGGGGTAACGAGAGAGGAATTCGAACGGGATGCAAATGCTCAGCGGGGCGTTGGGGATCCAGGGCGGCGTGTCGGGGGGATCGGGAACGACATCGGGAACGACGTCGGACACGAAGGCGGGGACAAGCACGCCGACGTACTCGGGCGACCAGTCGGGCATGCAATCGACGCTGGCGAGTCTGTTCCAAAGCCTGGCGCCGAGTCTGGCGAGCGGAACTCTCTCGCCGGCGACGCAGGCGACAGAGACGGCAGGAGCGGACCAGATCAACAAGACCTCCGCGGGGCTGGGCGACCGCATGACGAAGTTCCTGGCAAGCCGCGGGTTCGGAAGCAGCGGAACGACGGGCAAAGTGGCGCTGCAGGGCGAACTGGGAAGAGAAAGCGCGCTGGGGGCCAACGCAAGCGCGGCGGCGGGAAACCAGCTTCAGCAAAATAGTCAGTCTCTGGCGGAGATGCTGGGCTTTGCGTTTGCGAATCCCGGATCGAGCACGACAGGGAACTCCAGCGGAACGACGACGGGCGCATCGAGCGGCACAGCTTATGGAGTGAGCGCCGGAGGCGGCGTCGGAACCAAGCCGCCATAGGTAAAGGCAATGAGCACATACAATCCTTCGTTGGCCGCCGCGGGCGAAGCGTTACGCGGTTCGATGAGTGGCGCCGCCGGCATGGCGGGCGCGGCGAGTGGCGTTGCCGCGGCGCTGGAACGCAGTTACCAGCAGCAGCAGCAATTGCAGCAGCAACAGGCGCAGCAGGCGAAAGAGGAAGACGCCGACTACTGGGGCGCGGTCGGCAAAGGCGCGCAGCCCTATCAGCCTTTCACTGAAACGAAGGACGCCAGCGGGCTGGTGAAGCGGTCGCCGAATCCGGCGGTGCAGGGGCTCGACCCGTCGCGGGTGCGCACGTTCCCGATTTCCGGCAAGCAAGTCTACATGCCCACGGATGACGAGAAGAACGCGGGCAAGAAAAAGCAGCAGGACTTCACGGACCTGAAGAGCGCGCTTGACGATGGCGGCCGCGAGGCGGTGGCGCCGAACGCGAGCGTGGCGCCATGGGCGACTGACACACCGGCGCCGGGACGCGTGGCGGGTGACGATCCTAGCCGTGTGGTGAATGCGGGCGGCCGGCAGATGTACATCCCGACCGCTGACGAAAAGGCCGCGGTGAAAACCGCCGGTGCGGTGAAGCAGAAACAGGCGCTCGATGCGTTGAGCCAGATGCCGATTCCGGCCGATGTGGGAGACGCGCTGGGATTGAAGCCGGGCGCGACAGGAACTTTCGGCGATATCATCCGCGCGCATCACGAGGCGTTTCCTGACAAGCCGGACGCATCGCAATCGATTGTTCCCGGCTACACGGGAGCTGGCGGCGGTCCGATCACGCGGGATCCGAAGACGGGCGCCACTAGCGAAGTGAAGATGCCGGCGGGGTCGAAGGCCTCGCTGACGCCGGCGCAGCAAGAAATTCAGTCGCGCGCGGCGGAGCGTGCGCAGGATCGGCAGGATGCGCGAGCGGCGGCGACGGAATCGAAGGCGCAGACCGCGCGCGATGCGGGGCAGAAGCAACTGGACGTGCTCCAGAAACAGGAGCAGGACCAGCACGCATTGCGCACGGCATATGGGCCCGGTTCGCTTCTGGAGGATAAGAAGACGTTCGTTGATCCGCAGACGAAGCAGACGTACGAAATGAACGCCGGACGCCGGCTTTACAACAAGCAGCAGTTCGATAAGGCCACGGCCGCGGTGACGAGCCTGCACGACAAGCAGACCAAGATCGTGACGCGCCTGGGTGGCGATGCCGGCGCGCCACCTGCGCCGGCGGCTCCTGCGCAGGCGGCGCCGAAGTTCAAGATCGGTGACCCTGTGATGCATGGAGACAGGGCGGCGAGAGTCGTAGGTTTCAATCCGGACGGGACCGCGAAGATTAAGTACCAATGAAATGGCGACGGTCAACGTCAGTCTCGACCAACTGCGACCAGCAGCCGCCGTTCCGGTTCCTCCATCCACCGCGGACGTCAATCCAAGCGATCTGCGCGCGGCGGGGCCGGCGATTCCTCCACGCGCCTCCGACGCGCTTCCTCAACCCGACGAAGTAGACCGGCACACGACAGCCATCGCGCAGGCCTTCGTGGCGCCGCCGGTGATTCCCGGCTATGGTCCAGCGCCGGGAGCGCCAGCGCCGCCGGCGTTGCCCGTGCCGTGGGAAACGGATCTTCAGACGACTAATCCTCCAGACCATGCGCCGGGGCTCATCACCGGGAAGGATCAGACAGACATCCCGCAGTGGCTGCTGAACCATGCCTATCACGGCGTCGGCCGACTGGCGTCCGGAGTTGAACAGATGGCCGCGCCTGGTGTGAAGAATAAATTCGGCGCCGCCCACGAGGTCGCCGCGGGTGCGTTCGAAGCGGCGACGCCGGCGATGCTTGGCGCTGGAGCGGCGGCGCCGGCAAAGACCGCGGTGCAGGTCGCCGCCACGTCGGTTTCGCAGGAGGCAGTGCAGGCTGGGCTGGAGCGGCTGGGCTTGCCGAAGGAATACGCGTCCGTCGCCGGCGACGCCGTCGCGCTCCTGCTTGGGCACTATAGCGGCAAAGCGGCCGAGATGGTCAAAGAGCAGATCGGGCCGGTGCTGCGCAAGAAGTTTATCGAAGAGAAGAAGTACAACGCGAGCGTGGGCGTCACGTCCGTGCCAGTGTCCGAATTATCAGTTCCACCGAAGGAGACCACCAATGCAGAAACGAAAGTCGAGCGTCCCGCACAAGGGAAGCCTGTTACAGTCACTCAACCAGGCCAGCCAGCAGCAGCCGGCGGGTCCGCCGCAGTTCCAGCCGCCACAGATGCCGCCGCCGGCCAAGCGGCCGGCGCCGAAACGGCGGTAGAACCGAAGCTGCCGCGCGAGCTCGCCGGCGGCAAGCCGCGCTACAAAGGATTCACGCTCGATTTCGAAAGCGATCTCGACAAGGCCGCGTATATTTCGGCGCAGGAAAAAACGTCGAAAGCGGATCGGCAATACGTGGATTTTGTAGCGCGGCACACTGGGCGCACGGAGGCGGAGATCCGCGCCGGCGGCGGCACTGTGCGATCGACAATCAAGGGGCTGGCGACGAATGCCGAACCGGGCGCTCTGCGCGTGCCGTCTCATCAGCGCCAGTTATGGAATAGGCGTACACTTGAGGCTGATGCAGCAGCCCCAGCAACCCAAACAGCAGTGGACTCCGGAGCAGCTCGCCCGGTGGACGCCGCGCGAGTTGGAGAAGGGGGCGGAGATCATGGACCTGGCGCGGCAGGTGCGCGACAGATACCTGGAGAAGACACGGATATCACCGTCCCCGGGGAAGACCGATCCATCCGCGCCCGCTACGAAGTTCGCGAGTTAGCAGACCTCCAGCCGTCACACAACGGCCAGACTTTTCTTCCGAATCCGAAGTACCCTTACCGCAATGAGCGCGACTACTCCAAGCCTGAAAATCAGGGGCGAGTGATCCAGCAATCGAGCGAAGAAAAGTTCAATCCGCGCTTCCACATCACCGACAATCCGGACGCCACCAACGGGCCGACGCTCACCGACGAAGACGGCAATGCCTTCGGCGGCAATAGCCGGCTGATGCACCTGCAGCGGGTCTATGGACGCGATGCCAGCGCCGCCGCCGGCTACCGCGCACTGCTGGAGAAAAAGGCGGCGCAGTTCGGCATCGATCCCGCGGCGGTCCGGGAGATGAAGCAGCCGGTGCTGGTGCGGGCCGCTTCGAACGCAGAGCTGGCGTCGCTGCCGGGCGGGCATAAGTGGGCCATCCGCAATACGAACGTGAGTGGAGTGGCAGCGCTATCGGCATCGGAGCGTTCGGCGGCGGATGCGCAGCAGTTGCATCCCGACATGGTGCAGCACATCGCCAACGCGATCGAGGACGCCGGTCCAGATGCCACGCTGAACGATGCGCTGGCCGGCAAGAACGGGCCAGCGCTAGGGAACCGTCTCATCCACGAGGGATTTTTCAAGGAGCAAGAACGCGCGGAATTGATGGACGGCAAGACGGGTGCGCTGACGCAGTTGGCCAAGGACCGGATCGGCAAGGCAATGCTGGGGCAGTTCTTTCGAGACTCGGACCAGATTGCGCGCACGCCGGCATCGATCCGGAACAAGCTGGAACGGATCGCGGCGCCGCTGGCGAAGCTGGCGGGTAATCAGGAATTCGATATCCGCGCGGATATCAGCGACGCCATCGACGCGATGGAGTACAAGCAGGCGCAAGGATTTTCGTCTTACGAAGATGCGTCCAGCCAGCACGGAATGTTCGGAGATGCCAACCCCGTAACGCCGCGCTCGGCGTACTTTGCCAGGATGCTGGAGGAGTTCACTCAGAACGAACTTACCGCCATCATGCGGAAATACGCGATCAACTCAGTGCCGGAGGAGGGCATGTTCGGCAGTTACAATCCGACGCCGAAGCAGGCCATGGCCGATTCGGTGAAGGCGATTGTGGACGATCAGGAAGCGGCGGCGCTCAAGAAGATCGACACGAAAATGAAGGGCGTGAAGGAGGGCGGGGCGCCGTGGGAAGCGTTCAACGAGGAACGCGCGGCGACGTCCGCGCGGTTCGGCGCAAAGCAGCAGGATCTGGCGCAGAGGGCCGAGGCGGCGTATGCGGTGGAAAGGCCGAAAGCTGAGAACTCCGCAGTAGCGCCTCCGCCGGCGACGCCTCCGGATCCCGCGGCTGCGGGGCCGTCGACGGGCGCTGAGACTGCACCGCCGGCGCCAGCCGCGCCCGACGCTGGAGAGGCGAAGCCGCCTGCTCCACCTACCTACATGGGCTCAGGCCTGGGCGCGTTGCAACCGCTGTTCGACCGCGCGACGGCCGAGGGCGATGCGCTGAAAGCCAGGCGCGACGAAGCGCTGGCGGCGGCGAAGAAGGCGGCGGATACGCCGGCCGAGAAGAGCGCCGGCGAAAAGGTGCGCGCGTATTTCACAGCGGAGCGGGACTTGTGGGCGGCGCGGACAAACCAGGCCATCGACATCGTCACGCGGAAGCTGCTGACGAAGATCCAGGACCGCGAGGCGCTGGGGATCGCGCGCGAGTTCCGGCATCAGCCGCTGGAGCTGCAGGCGTTCATCGACGGGTCGCATCCGTTCTTGCAGGACGTCGATGGCGGCGCGGCACAGGCGTATAAAAATCTGAACGAGCCGCTGGGAGGGCCGTTCGAGCGAAAGCGCACAGTGATGGATTTGTTGCGTCAGGCGCAGCGAATTCTCTCAAAGCCAACGGCACGCGAGCGCGCGGCGGATGCGGCGTTCACTAACATCGCGGAGAGGGACCTGCAGGAGGGGCGCGCCGGCGGGTGGCTGGAGTCGCGCTGGCAATCCGATCAGTATGTGCCTCACGCACTGAATGCCAAAGGTGAGGGCGAAGTGGCGAAAGCGCCGTCGACCGAAGGCAAGATGATGGGGCAGGTGGGTAAGTGGTTCGGGTTCGGCGAGCGGCGGTCGGACCGGTATCCAACGATGGTGCACGCCGTGGCGGATGGGCTGATTCCAAAAACGCTTGATCCATCGGCTGCATTCACGGTGCATGCGGATCAGTTTGCGCGCGCGCGGGCTACGCATTTGCTCGAGGCGCATCTGGCGGATAGCGGGCTGGGTAAGTGGGGCGATGGAACCAACGCGCCGGTGGGTTGGAAGCAACTCGCGGCGCACACCGAGGAGTTCAAGAAGCGGCAGGCCTTCGCCGTGCCGAATAGCTACGATCCGGAGACTGGCGAGAGTGAGTTACGCGTGGGCACGACGGGGCTGTATGTGCCAGCGTTCGTGGAAAAGGCGATGAGCGCGATTACGGATCCGGATTTCGGAGTGAAGTATCCAGGGTTCGCCAAATTGCGGACCGCCCAGCGCGGACTGAAGGAAGCGATCCTCGGGCTGTCGGGGTTCCACTTACTAACTGAGAATTTCATGGCAGCGGCGGACATCGGGCCGGCGGGTATGTTGCGCGCGTTTCAGGCGGACCGGCAAGCGGCTGGGTTTCTGACGGACGAGCGCGATTTGATCGGCGCCGGCGGAACTACATCGATCCAAGGGAGCACAATGGACGCTTATCGCGGACTGCGGCCGGGGACGATTCCGACGCGCGCGGAAGTAGTGCGCGCGTATATTCCAGGATCGAAGCAGGCGCTGCAATTGGCCGATTCGATCACTCGATTCACGTTCGACAACATCCAGCGGCGATTCAAGGTGCAGGCGTTCGCGCTGCATCGCGATGCGTGGATGAAGGACAACCCGATGGCCACACCGGACCAGGCGGCGGAAGCGAAGAAGGGAATCGCGAGTTACGTCAACGGCGTGTACGGCGGGCTGCACTGGGAAAACATGGGGATCTCGCGCATGGCGGTCGAAGCGGGGCGCGCGATCTTTCTGGCGCCGGATTGGTCGGGGTCGAACATTGCGCTGGCGAAGTATGCGCTCGCCGACTCGCGGCCGTCGGCGCGGGAACTGCCATTCGGGCGGACGATGGCCGGCGCAGCGACAAAGGAGTCCGCGCAGGCGCGATTGAGCCGCGCGTTCTGGACGAAGCAACTGGTGGGCGGGTTGGTGACGACACAGATGCTGAGTCTGACGTTTAGCGGGAAGCTATCGCCGCGGCCGTTCCAGGTTTACCTTGGCGACGACAAGAATGGCGAGGGCGTGTATCAGAACGTGGCGTTCCGCGGATCGATCGGGGATGCGGTGAGCTTGGTGGGGAAGATGGAAGACCACGGCGCGCTGGTGGGCTTCGGGACGTTCGTAGGGGGCAAGGCGGCGCCCATTATGAAGCTGGGGATCCACGCGCTGACCGGCCGGGACGACTTCGGGCGCGAGATCGCGCCGAAGGATGGCGGATTCCTGAAGAACACAGGGCGTTCGACGGTAGCGCTGGGCGGGGATGCGTTGCCGATACCGATCATTGTGCGGACGGTGCATAAGACACTCTTCGGCGACGAGGCGGACCGGTACCTGTGGAGCGAGAGGGTGCTCTCGATGTTCGGCCCGCTAGCGCAGCATGTGGCGCCCGAAGGCATGCGCCTGGTGAACGGCGAACTGGTGGAGAAACGGTACCGCGAGCCGCGCCAGCCGCGGGCGAAGTAAGAAGCATGGACCCTAATACTCAACCGCTGCCGGACACTCGAGTTCCGGACACGCAAGAAGATTTCGAAAACGAGAGCCAGCGCAATGCCGGCGAACAGACCGACTCGCAAACCGCGTGGGAGGTCAACCGGAAACGCACTTACGACGCGTACCAAGACCTGGACCTACAGGCTGGACGCGCATACCTGAAACACGCCGCACAGATGGACGTTCTGTTCTTCCAGGCGGCGCAAAATTCCATCGAGACGGCGAACATGGTGGGCAAGCAGGCGATCCGTCATTCGGATGTCGCATGCGATGCTCTCTGGACCGATGAACTGAACCCGGTGACCCGCGCGGCGGGCAACGACCTGACCGGCCAGGCGCCGGTGAACGCGGCGCTGGCAAGCACGGCATCGCTCGATACGGTGTACACCAACCTCACGGCGCAGGTGGGACTGCTGACCACGATGGTGACGACGCTGGCGCAATCGCTGGCGGCGTCGAACGTGGCGGTGGTGGAAGCACTGGCGCAAGTAGTTGCGAACGGCAAACAGACCACGCCGGCGAAGACGGCCTAGGCCCGCACAATGCGGGGTTTGCTCATAGGGATGTTGACGGCCGCGTTGCTTTCGGGCTGCGCGGCCGCGGCATCGAAAGCGGAAGACGAGTTACGCGCGCGCCTCGCGGCATCGGAAGCGCAGAGAGTATTGCTGGTCGCTTCGCTTGCCAAGCTGAATGCGGATGCGTCGGCGCGGGCGGCCGGGGTGGCCACGTCGTCAAAGGCGGCGGCGTCGATCGCAACGCGCCGGGCCGACACTGCGACCCAGCAGCGGAACGATGCCAATGGCGTCGCCAACGCCAACGCGGCCGACGCGCAGACCGCGGTGGTAGCGGCGCAAGAGGCGGACGCCAGGGCAGTGCGGGCGGCCGGCATCGCCAGGGCGCAGGCGGACGAACTGATTCGCGTCACAGAGCGCAACAATTTGGTGATCTACGCGGGATCTGGCGCGGGCCTGTTGAGCTTTCTGACTCTGCTGGTGAAGTACCGGAGTGCGGGACGCGATCACAAATGGGCTGTCGAGAAATTCGAGCAGGGAAACAAAACCGTACTGCTGGCGGTGGCCGATGGCTCGGCGAAATCGGCGGATGCGCTGGACCACGCAAACCACCTCACCCAGAAGATCGTGGATATGCGCGAGGACCTGGTGAATGCTGTGAGCGCGGTGGCCGCGATTCCGGATGCGACGCAGACGCTGGTCGAAATGCTGAGAGGGAAAGGCGCAGTCTCCGGAGCGGACCTGGCCGGCGTACTGGGCGCGATGAAGGCCAGCGCCGACAAGCTGGAGATCTACGCGCATGAGAACGTGCACCGCCTGGCGAACATGATCCAGGTGCTGCAAGCGGAACGCTACCCGCTTACGGGTCCGAAAGCGGATGTGCCGGCGAAGGAGACGACGTAGAAGAAATGATCGAGCAAGACTGGGAGCCTGAGATGTTCGATCTGCTTAGCTGGGACCTCTGCGGGCAAGTGCGCCCGCGGCGACGCGGGCTTCGCGCAGCACCCGGCGTAGGACTTCCACTACCGGATCGTTCTTCTTTCCGAAATTCAGCTTGATGAGACGACGTGCGGCGAAGATCAACGCGCCGCGGAGCTGGGCGTGCGAGCGTTCGAGAGGCGTCACCGGTAGCTTAGCGTCTTATCGATCATGGTCATTCGAAATTCAGCGCCGTCTTCGTCAAGAATGAAGAAGCTGCCGCCTTTTTCCGCCGCGTATCTCAGTGGGCCACGTATGGTGACATTCGGCCCCTTGCGCCCACGGAGGTAGACCGTAAAGGTGAGACACTCCGCGGGAACCCTCGGGTCGGTGCGGGCGCATTCCCCGGCAATTGTGAATTCGGTCGAAAGCGGCCACGCGGCTATCCGCGAGGTGAGCGTCCCTCTTTTCCAGGCGTGTTGAGGTTTGGGCTTCCCGGCTAAAAGAATCGACGACGCAAACAGCAGCAGTATTAAGGGCTTCGATTTTCCCATCTGCTGAGTTAGTGGTGGCGGGGCTGAGGAACTCTCAACTATTTTTCCGGCGCGCATGGAACCGCATCGCGCGGGGCGTTTCACTTGGCGAAGAGAAATCTGATCATGGCCATTGTCAGCATAGCGGCGTAGATCGCGGAAACCAACACGGAGGCCACCGCGCGGACGATGACATTGCCCCACGCGACATAACAACAGAACTCGGTAGGAATGAAGGCCAAGAAAAGGGCCCCGAAGGTAGAAAACACGAGGACGTCCCGCCAGCCGAAATCGTAATCCGCGTTAAACCAGCTACGCCTGCTCACTTCCTAGACTTCTTTTTTGCGACTGTTTTCTTGGGCTTCGGGCCGCGTTTCAGCGTTCCAACGGGGATATCCCAATTGGGCTGCTTGCACTTCGGGCAACGGACGGGACGGCCTTCGACGCGCTTTACCCAGGAGTGGCCGCAGCGAAGGCAGTCGCACATCATCTCTGGCGGAATCGACATAATTCTTTTCACATGATAGCATCAATTGCCTTGACTTAGTTAATGCTCCCATGATAGCATCAATTAGTGGAGGCGACGATGAAACCGGAAGTAGTATTCGAACAGAACGCGCCCGTCGAGGTAGCTCTGAATTTCACCGAGGGCAGGATCGTCGAGGGGCGCTGGAGCGACCGCGTGATGTATTCACTGGCGTCGCCGGCGGAGCACATCATGTTCCTCGATATGAGCGTGTCGCAGAAGGTCAACCTGCTGGAACCGAAGGTCGGAGAGCGCTTCTTCATTTGCAAGCGACGGGCGAAGGTGTGGGACCTGTGGCTGTCTCCGGAGGCGGAGAAGGCGCGCGCCGCGCGGGAGGTGGGCGTTGCTGTGAGGGAGAACGGCCGGCCGGACTGGGGCGCGGATCGGCGGATACCACAAAGTCCACAAAGAATACCACAAAGTCCACAAAGCCCAATACCACAAAGTCCACAATGCCAGCCGTCGATGCTGGAGCGCCAGCTAGTGGCGTCGATCACGGAAGTGCGGGAGAAAAAGACCGGGGCGGCCATTGCGCCTGTAGCAGCGGCCGCCGCGGCTCCGGGCGCGATCGCGCGGCCGGCTCAGACTGAAAACGCCAGTGTTCATGCCAATAGTAGCGCGCCGCGCGCGACGAAGCTTGAAGATGCGTTGAAGACCGCGGTGGCGGCGGCGTTCGCAGCAACGGAGTACGCGAAGAGCATCGGCTACGCGTCGATGCCGATGTTCACCAGCGAGGATTTGCGTACCATGGCGAACACGCTGATTATCGACGGGCAGAAGGGACAGCGTCAATGAAACGAGTGATTGGTAGGCTCTTCCTGCGCTTTCTGCGATGGCAGGCGGCACGGCGGGACAATGGAGGCACGCGATGATGACGGCGAAGGAAATTCGTAAGTATGTCGAGAGGCTGGAAAATGAAGCGCGCGAAGAGGCCGCCCGCCACGACGTCTCCGGATGGGGGTACACATGCACGCGAATCTGGACGGCGGAGTTTATCCTCGACAAGACCCACGTCGCCGGCTACCTCCACCCAACCCAGCGGATTCCTTACCCCTTCCCGAAACCGGGCCCCAAATGAGGCAGACCTGGGAAGAGCACGGCGAAAACCACGAAGCGTTCCTCGCGTATCTGACCAACGAACGCGCCGGCATCTCGCTCACGCCGCACGCCGACGTCGCCAAGTGGCGGCGGCGATTCGGATGGGCGGTAGCGCTTATCGTGTTACTGTTGGCGGCGGTGATCCGGTGCGCGGCATGAGAAAGCGTCATATGGTCGCGATCCTGGCGGCGATTCTTCGCGCGCACAACCGGGCAGAGTTGCGGAGTGGCCGGCCCGACGTGGCGGAACTGGATAGTGACTTCGCGGTGATGCAGGCAATCGCAATGGTGCGCGACGGCCTCGACGATAGCGCGATGGCCGGCATGCTGGACGCGATCACGGGCGGCGCGCCCTGCGCCGAAGAGATTCTCCACGACGTCGATTACGCGCTGGCGGTGCGGTGGTCGAAGTAACACCTATGACCACGTGCGCGATGTATGCCCGCGTCTCCACCAAGGCTAAGCCGGCGAGGAAAGACTGCAAGACGGCTGAGCAATACAACACGAAGCTGGCCGCGTGGGAGAAGAAGCACCAGGACACCGAGAACCAGGTCCTCGACCTGCGCCGGTATGCGAAAGCGCAGAAGTGGCAGGTGATTGAATACATCGACCACGAAACCGGGAAGCACGCGGATCGCGACGCGCTCCAGGCGATGTTCACCGACGCCAGCCGGCACAAATTCGACGTCGTGCTGGTGTGGGCGCTGGACCGGTTCACGCGCGAAGGCGTGCTCGACACCTTTGCCCACGTGAAGAAGCTGACCGACTATGGCGTCCAATTCGAGAGTTACACTGAGCCGTTCTTCCGTACGACGGGTCCCGCCGGCGAGCTGCTGATGGCTGTGCTGGCGTGGGTAGCCAAGCAGGAGCGCCTGCGGATCTCCGAGCGCACGATAGCGGGATTGGAGAGGGCGCGTAAGAAGGGCAGGGTTGGCGGCCGGCCGGCGAAGATCTTCGACCGTCAGCGGGCGCGCGAACTGCGGAATCAGAATCCTCCGATGAGCTGGCGCGCGATCGCGCGGGACCTGAGCGAACACCACGGTTATAAGGTCGCGCAGTCTTCGATTCGGAAGGCGCTTTCACGTGTGCACAAAACGTCTGGCGGAAAACGGCCAAAACGCGGTGCAGTGAAAACCTGACGTTGGGTCTGTTTGCTGTGCATCATCGACCGTTAGTGCACGCCTTTGTCCTTAACAACCTACGCGCTGAAACACCGTACGCGGCTTGCGGTGCGCGCGCCGGCGCGTCCGCGAAAACGGCCGCCTATGGGCCGTTTTGGGACGCATTCCTCACGCGAGGTGCTTTGGTTTAGAGGATCATCCGAAACGGAATCGGGGATCGCATAGGGGGTGAAGTCGGGGTTCCCGTCGTTGATTGCATTAACCAGGCGCAGCCACCCGTAAAACATCTTCACCTCGCCGCGCCCGTGCGCGGCGCCAGCCGCATAGCCCAGCGCCAGCAGCAGCCCGGCGAACTCGTCCGCGGTCAGTTCGAGCGTGATGTGGTCATCGTGTCGTTTGTAGCTCATTTGTGGAAGTGCCTCACTTTCCATCGGCTTTTTCTCACGCGAGGTCCGGCGGCGCGGGCGGCGGAGGCGGCGCGTCGGCGCCGATCTCGCTGACGTGGACTATCGCACCTTTGACATCTCGCCATTGCTGGCCGAACTCGAGGAGGAGGAATGGCGCTCCGGCGTCGCTCAGGACGAGCATGGCGCGGCTCGCTTGGGGGTTGGCTTCGAGTAGAGCGACGGCGGCGGTATTGAGAATCGGGGTTTCCCACTTGCCGCGCGCCGCTTTGACCTGCGACCGCGACCATTGCGTGATGACGGAGACGGTGGTGGGAGTGGCGTTCGGGCCGGCTGGGGTGAGGAGGAGTCTCACGCTCCCTCCAGGAACGCGTGGCACGCGCCGCAATAGCGTTGCGCGACATCGTTCGCGTTGTGGGACACCGCGCCGCACCGCAGGCACATGATGGCGGCGCCCTTGTTGACGATGATGTAGCCCACGTCGCCGGCGACGATGTCGCGGGCGATCTGCAGCGCGATCCGCTCGGCGTCGGTTCCCGCGGCGATGGCGGGATCGATGCCGGCCTCGGTGAGCATCTGACGCACGATGGCGGCGGCGATCTCTTCGCGGGTCTTCATTCGGGGGTGCGTCTCAGCTTCGGTTGTGCCGGTTGTGGCACCGGTCATAGCGTTGGGATTTTCTGGGCATCTTCACTTCGTCCAACAATCGCTGTATCGCGGGCGGCACGGGGCGACAGTCGATTACTACCTCTACCGGGCGAGCGTATCTGCCGGTCTCGTGGATAGGACAGTCGTCGCCTTCTTCGCAGGCCCCGCAGATCACTTCTCCGTAGTCGTCTGGCATCACTCGCGCTCCCGGAAGGCGACATGCGCGTCGGGCTGGTCCGACGTATCGAGCGTTGTGACGATCTCGAACCCTTCCGCCACATCGATCGTGATCCCCTCGCGCGTCGCGATCAGGCGCGCGGCCAGGCGCGTGTCGGTGCGCAGCTCGATCACCTGCCACGCGGTCGCGTCGCCGCGCTCGGGCTCGAAGTGCATGTTCATCGGGTCTCCCTGGTCGCGATGAAGTGATCTAGCGCGGCATCGCATTCCTTGCACTGCACGAAGGTTTGCCGCCGGCTAACTTGGCTGGCCGGCCTCTTCACCGTGTGACCGCATTCCAAGGTGAGGATCAGCCTAGCGCTTCCGCTGTGGTTCGTGGGACGCCGGTCCTGTTTGACGATCAGCTTCTTCATCGGCCTTCCGCCAGTTCGTCCGCCGCCCGCCGTTTCGCTTCGCGCCAGAGCGCAGCCCGGCTCGGGCGATGCGCTCCCAGCGTCCACTCCGCCAGAGCTTCGCTGGCCATCGCGCAGAGCGTGCAGAGGCTAGCATCGAACCAGGCGCATGGAGGTTCGCACGGCTCGCGCTCGGTGCAGCCACAGACCCGGCAACGCACATACCCGTCTCTATCGCACTTGGGCGGCGGGATGGTGGTGCGTCCTTTGTAGACTTGCCTGCTCATGCGTCCTTGTACGGCAGCCAGCCGCTGCCGCCCTCTGCCGGCGCGGTGTCGCGCCTGCGCACCAGGTGCGGAGTTCCGGTGTGATTGGGATCGCCGGCGGCGCGACCCGTCGAAGGCACGGGGGCGTGCGTGGCGATGATGTGATTGACTTCGGTTACGGCATCGGCGACGGTTGCCGCGCGGGCGTGAACCACGCTATGGCGGCTGATGGTGACCGCGTATTGGATGACGTTGCCGGTTAGGGTTTGGATTCGCGCGATTTCTACCGTCGAGCCCATTCGTTTGGCTCGCCACTTGCCGTGAAGGGCTAAGTGTTGGATGATAATAGCGCGCTCGGTCATGGAGATTGCATCGATCTTCATCGTTCGGGCTCCTTTGCAATCGGCGGCTGAGTGGGTAGCTCAGCCGCCGTAGTTTTTCCTACGCGGACTTTGCTTCCGCGATCTCGTCGAGACGGTCCGCCATCGGCGTTGCTGCCACTGGCGGCGCCGGTTTCTTGTGCGACCGCGAGCGCGATGGCGCGGCGGCCGGCTTCAGTGGGAGCTGCGCCGGCGGCGCGGCCCAGTCTCTGCCGCGCAGCATGGCGCGGAATTCTTTCTGCTCGTCGCTGGTGAGATTCAGGAACGAGTCGAAGACGCGTTCGAGATCGCTGGTCGGTTTCGGTGTTGCCATCACTTCTCCTTTGCGCCGGGCATGCGCGGCCGGCTCGCGTTTGACGTCATGCGCCCTCACTGACTACGCGGAAGCCGCGCAACGTGAGCGGGATTCCGGCGCGCGCCGCGTTGAGCTGGGCGCTCGGCACGCAGTAGCGCCACAAGTCGCGATCCTG